ATGAGATTCCTTTTGAAGATTTTGTATAGACTTTTTAATTGTTGCAATTCTTTCATTAACAATATCCATATGTTCAGCAAGGCTTTCTGCCATTACACTGCTACGGCCCATATAAGTTTTGAACTTGCGGAGATTAGATAGTTCTTCACTTAAACCTGTAATGTGTTTACCAAAGTCGTCATAAGGATTGCCACCTTCGCTAACATGCATAGCTAAAGCTCTTGCACCACTAAGATGTTTGTAAGGATATTTAAATTTTTCACCTTGGTTATTTTCGATGTAAATAGAACCAATATTTTTTGTTCTACTTTCACTTTCTTCCATAGGTTTTGTATGTTTAATTGATAATTTTGCATTACCAATTTTTTGAAAACTTGTTTTATTACTGCCGTACATTTTAGACTCAGCCATAGTTTGATCTCCGCTACGATTTTTAGCTAGATAAGAATAATCACGTTTAGTTAGATTTGATTTATTAATATCTCTTACTTCGAAATTTAATAAACGTTTTTTTGCAAACATTCTAATATTTTTTAAAAAATTATACCAATCTTGTTTTTCACTTACTAGTGCATTTTCTGTAAAATTATTATTATACATAATTGTAACACCAGATTCTTCGTCAAGTGTTACACTTACTTTTCCTAAATCCTGCATTCCTGATTTAAAATCAAATTCATAAAATCTTGCTTGCTTAGGTTCATTGGTAATGTTACCATCAGCATCGCCGATTGACACGCTTGAATAACGTCCTCTAATTTCATTAAATAATTGTTCTGCTACGGTATTTAAATTTCTCATTGTATACTATTTATCAATAACTGCTACTTACGAAGATAGGCATGGGCATTTCATATTCTTCATCTGCTTCAATTTGGCTAAACGTATTATAAACCGTAGGATCCCAATCTTTCATAACGCTCATTATTCTTAATGTTAAAATTAAACTGCTAATTAAATCATCATGATGTCCTGGTTTTGCTTGAAAACTACTACCTGCTGCTATGTATGCTTTAAGTTCACTAATACAAGGCTTACTTTTTAATATTAGTTTATCATTTTCAATCATTGTTTTTAATCTAGCACAACTTGTAGTTTTACTTCCATGTGTAGTATTAAAACCTTTTCTAAATTTTCTTACATGACCTTTTCGTATTGGTTCACTAATGAATAATCCAGGAATGTTTTCTTCGCCAAAATCTTGTATTACAAGTAGTGCTGCTTCTCCTATACCATTGTTTTCAACGCTCCAATAAATATTAGAAGTAGTTTTTGTTTCTTCTGCAATATAACTACAAATATCTCGCAAAACCCTAATTTGTCCTGGAATAGCTGTAGTGTTATGTTGCCACTCAGCAACTTGTTCATATGTAGGCAGTTCTATCACTTGTATAGCAGCAAAATCTCCACCTGTTCCCATAGCAGGATCTAATCCTATAACATAAGATTTTTTTGCATCAGGTTTTTTGTACCATCGCACTTGACCCATATGCAATGTAGGTTCAATGCCTTCCATTGCAGCAAGTTTTATACTATTGATCAGTGTTTCATCAAAGATTAAAAATTCACAGCCATATTCTCTACGAAACATTTCTTCACCAATACGACCTATTTCATTAACTTTCCATTCGTCGTCACGGTCGGGGTGTTCACTCCAATGAGCTCTATAAGCGTGAAAACCATTTATACCAATTTCTTGTTCATTTCCATGCTCATCAAACTTTTGTTCAGCTTGTTTCCATATAACTGCAAATGTATCTTCGTCTGAGTTTGGTGTGCTTGTAATAATAGCTCTACCACCTGTTGCTAGTGTAGGCGAAATTGAAGTCCAAAATTCTTCAGCAATGTTTGGTTGCACAAACGCAAACTCGTCACAATATAGTAGCGAGATAGACAAACCACGTCCAGTAGTGCCTGTTGTTGTTTGACTGATAATACGTGACCCATTTTCAAACTCAATACTACCTTTATTATAACTAGTTACACCTGCTCTTATGTAATCAGGACATAGTTCATATACATAGCGTATACGCTGCATAATCTCCTGCGCACCTGTGTATTTGTGTGCTGCAATAAGAATAGTTTGATCTGGATTGAACATTGCATACCAACACAAATATATACTAGCACATGTAGTTTTACCTGTTTGTCTAGGCATCATATTAATATTAAATCTAAAATTATGATACGAATGCATCAACCTCAACTGATATTCGTAAGGATCAAACAAAAGTTTTCCTTTTACTGGATGCTGAATGTGTGCAAATCGTTTTGCAAAATACAAGTAACCTTCATCAGGATCCATACAATTCAATAGATCTTGAATTTGTGTTTCTGTATATGTTTCTTTCTGATTTGCTTTTTTTGTTAATACACCGTCTAAACTTTTACTCATGTTGTATTTAACCAAAAAAATAGCGCCCTAAGGCGCTATTGAGTTCTGGGGGGATGAATTAGTCCTTCTTTTTCTCTTTATCTTTGATGGCTTTTTTCATTGGCTCTTTTTTGTCACCGTCACCGTCAATATCAATATAATCTGGTTTTGCTTTCTTTTCTGAAAGAGCTTGTAACAATCTTGCCTTGATGCTTTCTTTGGTATTCATAGGATTGTCACCACCTGCTGTTGCTGGGTATGATCCTTTTTCTTTGTGCATGTCATTTCCTGCTGGAATACTAGCACTAACATCATTCATATATGTTTCATCTGGCTCTGTACTAGCATCTTGAAAATCACCGTCATAATCTTCTTCTTCGCCTATTACGTCACGACCGAAATAAACGTTTATTGCTCTTTTACCTAGTGGAGTGTGTTTTGCATAATAATTCATCCATTGTCCAAATTTAGGATCTTCGTCCATTTCATTGTTTAGATAATCTTTAAATTCTTCAGTGCTTTTTGCTCGCATTAGTAAATTTTTTATTATATCTAAATATGCTGGATTGTTTATTTTATCTTCGCCTTCTGCAACTGCTTCTTCTGGGGCCATTAATTTGATCATATCGCCCATGCCTGGCTCTTTTGGTTTTGCACCACAGCCGCCCATTGGTTGACTTGGACCGTGAATCTTTCCGCATATTGGGCAAGGTTTTGGACCTGGATTAATATCGTCTGGTTCAACTACTTTTGCACCCGGTGCTCCTGCTAGTTGCATCATACGTAGTATTTCTGCTACTTCACTTGCATCAGCACCATTAATGTTAATGCTTGCTTCGTCTAATTGTTTTTTGTCTGTCATAATTGACTCCTTTACCCCGCTCATGTCTACGTTATCAGCATCAGTTTGAAATCCTTTTAAATTTTCAATACCAGTTGGTTTGCCGTCGGCACCTATCTTTACTGGTCCACCGCCTGTATATTTTCCATTTTCTGGTTCGGCACCTACATAATAATATCTACTACCATCTGTAATTAGAATTTTATTTACTTGACGTCCATAACCTGGTGGTTGAGGATTTACAGCTCTCCACGGCTTTGTTGAACTTGGGGTTGTACTTTGTGGAGGAGAACTTGCTGCTGGTTCATCATTATTACCTGCATATTTTTCAATCATGCCTCTAGTTTCTGGACCAACAATACCATCAACCTTTGCACCTGAATTTTGTTGAAATGTTTTAACTGCTTTTTCTGTAGCAGGACCAAAAATACCATCAACTTCTGGACCTGTCATACCTAAGTTTATTTGTAGTTGCTTAACACCTTCGCCTCTACTGCCACGTTTCATAATTTGATTATAATCTGCACCCTGTGGTGCTGTTGCTGCTGCTGGTGCTGCTTTACCTGATTGTGCTTGATTTACAGCTTGTGCTGCTGCTTTTTTTGCTTTTTCTTTTTCTAGTCCCATACCAACTAGTGCGCCCATAAGTGCAATTGCTAGAGGATTTTCTGTTAGGATTTCTTTACGTTTCATGATAACACTGCCTTGCTGTTTTCAGCATCGCCGATATCTTTGCTCTCTCCTGCAGGAGCCTCACCAACATAATCGTTTGATCTTTCTTTACGGGCTGTTTCTAATTCTTTCAACAAATTCATAACACGAGCGCTGCCTGCATCTTCTTGTGCGCTTTCTCCGCCCATGTCTTCTTGTGTAAGTTTTGCTACATATTCGTCTTTTGTATCTTCTTGCTGATATAGTTCTTGTGGTTCGTTTGGATTACGTACAATAATGTGGCTTTGAGGAATAGCACAGCAACTACCAATGTATTCTTGTAAAACTTGTATTGTTGTAGGATATGAACATTCTACTTCATAGTAGGTAACGTCTGTATTTTGTAATTGAGGAAAGTCCAACGGACGTTCTTGAATAGGTGTTTTTTTACCTGCACTCATCTTTGTACAAGCAAACTTTTGTAGTGCAGTTTCCATGCGGTTTTCAAAATCTTCAGGCAGCTCGCCAGCAACTCCGATTTTAAATTCATATGTTTTTTTAGATTCAATTAAATAATCTGCAAATTTTTTCATTGTCGTATCCTAAACTATACTACTATTTATCATTATCAAGTCCTTTTAGCTTTTGTAAAAGACTATTTCTATCTGTAACTACAAACCCTTCGCCTTCAGTAATACCGCCATCACCGGATCCGCTGTCTCTATCCATTTTTTCTTTTTTAAGTTGTAGTTCTACCATTTTAAGTTTTTTATCTAGTTTTGCAACTTTTGCATCAAGACTGGTTTTTAACATAGTACCTGCAACTTCAAAAACTCTGCCACTATAACGACTTTCAACATTCATACCCAAGTCCATTAGGTCGTCATATGCAGTCATTGCTTTGTCAGCAACTTCATTTAGTTCTTTGTCTGCCAAATCACCTAAACCTTTTACAGCAGGCAATGCACTTGCTATTTTGTCAAACTCTGCAATATCACGGAATGTATCTTCATGTGAAATAACTGCTGCTTCTGCTTTTTCTTGTTGTTCATCAACAATGTCTTGGTTATCAGGTAAATTTAACAATTCTTCTAATTTTTTTGTCATAGTAGTTATCCATTATATGCTACTATTATTTATCTAGTATAGGAGCATAGGAAAAGTATTCTATTTCTTTTTGAAATTTATTACCCACAAAGTCTATAAATTTTTTTGTCATAAATTCTTTTTTATTATATTTTCCAACATGCACATTTTTTTCTAAAGGAATATAACAATCGGCCCATTGTTGTATAGTAGCAAAATCTTGTTTCAAGTTTTCAGTTGAAAATATATGTTCTACACCTTTTGTATATTCTATTTGACAATGTGTTCCATTAAAATTATTGTCAAGACTATATTCAATATAGTATTCTATTCCTTTATTCCATGCATTTAAAATATCTTTATAAAAATCTACTTTGTGATTTTTTCTTATTTTTTGATAACATTTTTGTTCTTGAAATACATAAAGACTTATTAATCTATTCCATGTATTTCTTGTTATTGTAAAACTTTTATCGTAATCTTCTTTTATGTTTCCTATGAATTCATGTCCGTTTCTTACAAATTGAAAGTTAGAATTTCTTAAATTTTTATACCACCAACGATAAACACTTGCACCTCCTGTTTTAGGAATATGAACAAATGCTATTTTCATCTTCTTTTACCTTGGTGAAACATTTCATTTTCAGTAACTATTCTAAACGTCATACCTTTTTGTTTACAATATGCTCTAGCAGCAGTCCATTTGGCTTGATTAACTGCAAAATGTAATTGGTTAGTTCTACTGCGGCCAGTTTTTTCTTTAAGAGTGTGATTACTAGGTTTTACTTCTATAAGTTCTACATGTTGCTTGCCATTTCTATCAGTGTAAACAACAAAAAAATCTGGAACGTAGATTGTAAATTTTCCACTTAAAGGATTTCTGTATGGAATCTTTATTGCTTCACTGGCCCATTTTGTAATACTTTCATTAGTATCACACATACGCATGAAAGCAAATTCCCAACTACTTCTATAAGTCGGTGTTCTACCACCAATGTACTTAGAAGGATTTTTTAAAGTATACTTTCCTTGTGCAAAGCGTGCCATTAAACAATAATGTTCCTACTTTCGGTTGTTTCACCATTTTCATTATTAACATATCCTAAAGCACTTGTATAACTACGATTACTATTAAGTATTGCTGCAATTAATTTACTTAATTGTATACTATCTAAACCTTTCAGTGTATCTAATAATTGAAAGATTGGTTTCTTTTCTACTTTTGCTTGTTGTAATAATGTAGTTGCTACACTGATACTGGCTTGTTGATCAAAACCACGTTTTGTAAAAAATCCTACAACACTATCAACTTCGTTACTAGAATATTGTATTGGATTAGAAAAATACTGATCAAAGAATTGTTTTATTTCACTTGCACTATCTGTTGATGGATTAATACTTGCATCTGTTACTGAACTCATATTATAATATTCCTAGTTTTTGTAAATCGTTTCTAAGTCCTTGTACATTACCGTTTGCAATTTCGTTTGCATTTAAAGTAACTGCTGTTTGAACTTGTAAAGTAGCAGCGTCTGAAAGATTATCATATGCAAGTTTACTTTCAAATATACTTCTACCGCTATCGTTGTCTGCTAGTCCAAATGCTACTCTACTAAAATCATTTAATTTTTGCTGATTAGTTAAAGTGTTTTTGTCTTTTGCTATGCCATTAAGTACTGATGCCCAGTTTGTATTTGTTGCAGATGTTTGAGTTGTGCCTGTTATTGTATCTGGTCTAGGAACAATAACATTATTAAACAAACTCAATGGTTGATTAGTTGTTATAGGAGGTGTAATTGCTTGCTTGTCAATTACACTACGTTGATTTTGTAAATCAGATTGTGTAATTGTTTTTAACACAGCATCAAAAAATATTCCTGCCCAACCCTCTAAACTTATGCTGTTATTTTCAAAAGGTGTTACATCGCTTTCGTTAGCCGAGCTATAAGCATATGGACTTGGTGTTGTATCATAATGTGCATCATCTCCAAATCCTGCAGGATTATCTTGTGTAGTAGTACCTCTATTATACAGCACGGTTTCATATTGAATAGACATTGTGTTTTTCATTAATCCACTTCCGGATGTTTGATCTAAAGTATCATGTCTATGACTTTCAATTAATGGATTAACAAGTGTATAACTTGTAAATTTTGATATTTCATTTTGCGGATGTAGTTGATGTATAACTATGCTATCAAAAAACGGTGCTTCTGTAAAATTATATCTATCAAGACCGTGCCTATACAAGTTTAATGGTTCAGGATCATATAGTCCAACACGATAGGAATTTGGTCTACCTGTTGATGTTCTAGTAGAATAGTTGCCATCTTGAAAATAATATCTGTAATATGCTTCCCAGAGTAGTGTAGTTAATCCTGCATTATCATCATGGAAAATTAAAGACACAGGATCATAATTAAGTTTTGTTTGCACAAGTTTTTTTCTGTTGTATTGATTCTTTGTTTCCATTTGAGTTGTATATGTTGGCAAGTCAACGGTTTGTGCAAGTAGATTTATCTCTCTTGTACTTAAAGCACTTTGTATACTCGATCCTAACGATGCAAGTGCAATTGGATTTATATTCAATACAACGTGATATAAAAATTTAACTTTAGGACTTAGTCTAAAGTTATTTTTTCTATAAAGCTCGGCAGCATGTTGAAAGTCTCCTAAAATACCTTTAGGATTTCCTCTACCACTAAAATTATCATAAAGTTTACTTGCCATATAGTATTTATCCAAAAAAATAAGGAGCCGTAAAGACTCCTTATTTAAGACAATCTCATTTAATTATTAAAGAGCTGCTGCGCCTGTTGCACCAGTGCCGCTATCAATGGTTCTATCTTGGAACCCATTTGGTGTACCAACACCTTGATCAAGTTGCACTGCATTATCGTATTGAATTGTTAGTGCAACCGTCATTGGGTTTGATTCACCATATGACATGCTGCCGTAATCAACTTGTGTTAGGAAACATCCATATAGTTCCCAAGTTTCAAGCACTGCTGGAGTGTTTGTACCGTTACCACCATCAAGGACTTCAATTCTTTGTAAGAATTTGTAATCTTGGCCAGTAGCTGCGCTTGCTTGTTCAAAAAAGTCAAATTGTTTCTGTAGTTGTTCACCAACTAGTTTTTGCACATTACCACTTACATCATCACGTAAGTTTAATGACACGGTGTTCCATGTGTGTTTACCCGCCATATGAATTTTTGAGTTGTACACTTCAAGTACAATTGGATCAAAACTCAAAGTAGGACGAGTAGCATCAATAACTTGTTTTGTAAGTTCTTGAGTGTCACCTGAAATACCAAAGTTTTCTAATGTAACACGGAAACGATATTGTAGCTTAGGCATCAACAAGCCTTGTGAGCTTGATGTTGTATCATTAGCTAATGGTACCGTTAAATTTAATAGTGTTGAGATTGCCATCTATTGTTCTCCTTAATACACAAGTATTTATCAAATTAGGGCCAAGTTTCCTTGACCCCAATTTTTATAGACCTGCGATCTCTCCTGTGTTCTTGATACGTAGCGGAATGTAAATAAATTCAACTGCTTTGACTGGTTCAATAGCAATATCTACATAAAGCTCATTTCTATCAATTCTAGCAGGAGTGTTGTTTGTTTCGTCACATACAACTAGGAAGTCATATAGTGCTCTTAGACCAACTAGTTCAACCATTAAACTTTCTACCTGTTGTTTAATTTCATCACGGGTAATCTTATCATTTGGTTCAAACAAGTATGGTTTAGCTAGTGTGTTAAGTTGACTACGTAAGTAAATTACAAGTCTAGCTACGTTAACTCTGTCTAATGCACTTGCATTTCTTGCACGAGTTTTCTGTCCAAACACAACTAAGCCTGCTCCGCTCAAGAATGTAATTGGGTTTACATTGTTTTGATACAATGTATCTCTTGTGCCTTCGTTAAGTGCTGCTGCAACAAATTCGCCTTCGCTGTTAATGTAACCTGTTGAAGTTGCGTTTGTTACGCCACCACGTCTTGTACCTGCTGGTGCAAACCATGGATAAGCAACTTGGTCATTAAGTGCAATAGTTCTTAGCACCATATGTGAAGCCGGAACAACTACATTGTTACCTGCGTTGTCACTTGTAAAACCACTTGGATAGTAAACGCCTAGATATTCATCTCTACTTACTAATCCATTATCGTTGTCTTCAACTGCTGTGTTAACGTTTGTTGCCCATTCGTTTAATGAAGTTGCATCGCTTGTTAAACGCATCGGCGAATCACCAACAACAAATGCTGTTAAGCCTCTGTCATAGTTAAGTGTGATCATTTCACCAATTAGTTCAGGATAACCTGGTGTTGCAATCAAGTTAAATGTTCTTGATTCGTCATCACGTATGTCTTGATTTTCATTTAGTAATGATTGTAATTTTTGTACAACAACTTTACGCTGTGCCTTACGTCCAAAACTACCTTTACCGTCTGATTCGTTAGCTGATTCTGTTACCCAACGATGTGGATAATATGTTGACATATCTTCGTCGCCAAAGCGTGTGTTGTCAGCTGTTAAATCAATATAGTTGCGCTCAAAACGTTTTACGTTAAAGCCACTTCTACGTAGGTTCCATAACAACATACCTTTTGGATATAGTGCTGGATCTGGAGCATCTGGATCAACAAAAGAACTTGTTAACAGATCGGCAATAGTTCCTGCTTCATGTGCTGACGATGAACCGCCGTTAATACTCCAACGTGCATCTGCAAATAGTACACCGTTTTCAGTTGTTTGATCTGTAGCGTCTAGTAAAATCCAAGATGCTAAGTTACCATTGTAACGATAAATTGTTGGATAATTATCTAAATCTGCTGTGCTAATCCAAATATCGCCTGTTTTAAGTGCTGTACCGTCTGATTGCTCATCTGGCTCAGTTGCACTTACAATTGGACCTTTTGGATCTGGTTGATCAGCTGCTACACCACCTGCATAGTATGGAGAATCGCTATGTAATAGCCCAACCCACTTAGTGCCATCGTGTACAAGCATATCTACTTCATCAACAACACTACTATACCATAATGCTCCTTGTGCTGCAAGAGCAGTTGGTGCATCATTGCTTGCTGTGTATGTTAATTCAGTCCACAAACTTGCTTCATATTGGTTAGAACTTGCACCTGGCCAAGCATATAAGTTTGCTGTTCCAGCTTTAGTTGAGTAGTTGTATTTTGTAAAACCAATTAATGGTAGTAGTCCATCTGTATCAGTAATACGAATTTCTCCACCTAAGGTATGTTCAATTACAACTCTGTTTGTGCTATCAACACTTGCAACAATGTTAGCAAAACCTGCTGCGTTAATTTGTGTTGCAACTACTTCCGCATCTGTTGATGCACCTGTAGTTGTGATTGATACCGTACGTGCTGATGCATAAGCAGCTGAATTTTTAATAGTTTCTTGGATTGTTACACTATATGTTGCTACTGCAACAGAACTTACTGCTGTACCTACAATTTTTGTGCGGCCTGCTGCTGCTCTTTTGTAAATTGTAAAATTAGCAAGATTAGTTGCTGCTTCAGTTACGTTTGTTTTTACATAAAGATTTGCTGGAAGTAAGTTAGCACCACCACCTGCTTTGTCTAATTCATAAATTGCACTTGCGCCATTATCAAAAATTGGTGCATCAACTGCATCCCATGTTGCTGTATCGCCGTTCCATACTTTGGTTCTCCAACGTGCGCCTGAGTTTGGTTCTGTTGTTTTAACCCAAATACTTCCAGTTGGACGAGGATTTGAATCTGATGTTTTGTATTCTGGAACACTAGTATGTTTTGATGCTTGTAACTTAGGAGCATAATATGTGCCTGCTGAAATACCTGCATCTGCTAACGGTGTTCCTGTACCGTCAACAAGGATAATACTATCAGTTCCAGTTCCGTCATTGTATATTTCTAATACACCATCTACTACTGCTGCTGTTACACCGGTAACGCCTGCACCTTCAATATCACTAGCAAGTGTTGTGAATGTTGTACCAGATGTTGTGATAGTTGCACCATTTAGAGTAAAGTCTTCGCCTGCGCCTGGTGCAGTCGAACCTGAACTACTTACTGAAGGCCATGATGCCTTCCAGTTTGCACTTCCTACTTGCACCCAAGTACCACTTGAGTTTTTGTACCATAAACGTGGTATTGTTGAAATTGCAACGATAGCATATTCACCTGGCTGACCTACACTACCATTTGGTGTGTAAGGACTTGAACCTGCAACTTTTGTTGAATCAGTAATAACAATAGGAGCCTTGTTAGTAAATGTTTGTCCTGATGTATTTGAAGTTGATAGCGCACTTCCGTTCCATTCAAATACACCCCATGATGTAGTTTGTGTATCTAACCAGTATGTACCATTTTCAGGATCTGCTGCTGTTGCAGTTGAACTTGCATTCAATGCTGATAAATCAATATCAGCTCTAACTACCCATGCTCTGTTACTTACACCTAGATATGAATATGCGGCTTGTAAGCCATATTCGTTCTGTTCTCCGCCATGTATTGGATTATTATTTGTATCTGTATAAAATAATGGATCACCAAATGTTTCTACTAAGTCACGTTGTGATGTCATTAGATATACTTTACCCGCATTTGCTGCGGTTGTTCCTGGTGCTATTCCTGTGCCTGCACCATTTAGTTTATTTTCTGCTGTTGCAACAAAAATAATAGGTGTTGTACCTGGTTCAGCCGGAGTGTAAAAACTCTCGTCAATTACGCTGACCTCTACGCCTGGTGATGTTAATGCCATTTTTTATTTCTCCTATGGATTATGTCTATCAATAATATTTATCTACTTATGGTAGAAAATAGGGGGTTTTAGCCGTTATGTGCGCATTTTATTATTGACTTTACAACTTGTATCATGTATTATAATAGAAAAGGATTTACTATGAGCATTGATTATAAATTTGACGAAAAAAAATACATTGATGAATTCCAAGCATACATTGACAAAACATATGATGGACATTATAGTACCAATAAATTTCAATCAACTGAAGTAATTATTGATAGAGGACACGGAACTGGTTTTTGCATGGGCAATGTTGACAAGTATTCTAATCGCTATGGAAAAAAAGGTACAGCAGAAGATGCTCGAAAAGATTTAATGAAAATTTTGCATTATGCATTAATTCAATTGTACATTCACGATAACGATCTTTAGCCAATTAAGAACGTATAACCTGTACCGCCTGCAACTGCTGTATCTAGTTCTTTTTCTAATTTTTCCATTTCGGCTTGTGCTTCGGCTTTTAATGTATCGCCATTCAGTGTAGTACCACCTCCTGGTCCAGCTATGGTTGCAAATTTGCTACGTGCTTCACCTAACATATATTTGCAGTTAGCTAAAGTATAATCTTTAATCCACTGATATGCTTTGTAATCTTTGAATAGTTCAAAGTCAGGTCTATGATTATAGCAATATGCTAAAATTTCTTCATCGGCTCTAGGACGTTGTAATATAGTTAATTTTTTTGTACTAGTATTCCAATAAAATTCAAGAAAACTACCAAACATACGACCTACTAGTTCTTGTTGTTGTGCAAAGAAATCATAAGTTGCTAGACCACCGATGCCGCTACCTGCTAACAAATATGTATTTGTGTAAGCTAAGTTAAATGGTTCAAACAAACTGCCGCCATCAGCACTAGCACCTAATCTACTACCTACATTGCGTCTAAATAGTTGTCTAACTTCGATAACTTCATTTGGCAATGTATATTCGTTTTGATCTGGATTTAGTGCAATTACCAAATAACTTTCTTCTACACTATTTTCACTTCTTTGTCTAAATTTACTTAAACTTTTTACAAGTGCTGTTTCGTAGTGTATTGGATCAAGTTCAACATCTACCATGCCTCCGCCGAGGAATGCATTTACGTAATCAAAAATTTCTTGTTTTTCAGTAGTCAAGTCTGCCATATTGTTCTCCACTAGTATTTATCGTAACGATAAATATACATATGCCTAGATTAAGTTTATATAGACCGGAAAAATCCAAAGACTTTGACTTTTTAGATAGTATTATCTATGAACAATTCACGGTTGGCGGTACAGATTTAAATATACACAAATATATCGGTCCAAAGAATGTATCAGCAGATGATGCAACTATCGAACAACCTATATACGATGTAATTTCAGAAACAAACATTCAAGACTTGTTATTTCTAGAAAACAGAGATAGAAAATATGACAACGATATTTACACACTCAGAGGTCATTATAATGTTCAAGATACTGATTTTGATTTAAGTCAATTTGGCTTATTTTTACAAAATGATACAATATTTTTGACAATACATATTGCCAGCAGTGTAAAAACTTTAGGCAGAAAAATAATGAGTGGCGATGTTATAGAATTACCACATATGATTGATGAATATGCTTTAAATGACTTCAGTGTTGCGTTAAAAAGATTTTATGTTGTAGAAGATGTTACACGAGCAGCAGAAGGATTTTCACAAACTTGGTATCCGCATTTGTATCGACTAAAATGCAAACAAATAATGGATTCACAAGAATACAAAGATATTTTAGATTTACCTGCAGAAGAAGGTAGTAGTAATACTTTACGTGATGTTTTAAGCACTTACGAAAAAGAAATGCAAATAAACGAAGCTATCATCCAACAAGCAGAAGAAAATGCAAGACTCAGTGGTTATGAAACAACACAATTTTACACATTAAGTGTTACAGAAGATGGAGAAATGGCTATTGTTACCGTTGACCAAGAAACATTAATTTCTGACGAACTTATAACATCTGATCAAGTTTTTGAAAGTCCTAACGGAACAGGATATATTGGTTATTTAGTTGGTGACGGTATTCCACCAAATGGTGCATTGTACGGACAGGGAACAGGCTTTCCATCGCAAGCAGGCGAGGGTGATTATTTTTTACGTATAGATTTATCTCCAAATAGATTATTTAGATATGATGGAAATAGTTGGAGAAAGGTAGAGGATAAAGTGAGAACAACACTAACACCAACAAAAGACAAAGATACTCTAAAAGGTTCGTTTATAAACAATACAAATGTAAATACCATTGCTGGAGAAGAAGTTGTCGAGAGACAATCATTGAGTAAAGCACTTAGAGCAAAGGCTAATAATTAATGCAATATTTTTATGACGGACAAATACGTAGGTATATAACTCAAATTGTAAGAGCATTTAGTAAATTCAGTTACAAAGATGCTGATGGGGATTTACGTGAAGTTCCTGTTATGTATGGTGATATAACTAGACAAGTAGCAAGTATAATTAGAGACAACAGCGAAAACAAACTGCCAAGTGCTCCGCGTATGGGTGTTTATATTACTGGCTTCCAGATGGATAGATCTAGACTAAGTGATAGCAGTTATGTAAGCAAAATTAATCTTAGAGAAAGAGCTTATGATACTGCCACAGGTGAGTATTCAACCGAACAAGCAAAAGGATATACCGTAGAAAGATTGCATCCAACACCATATACATTAAGTGTCAATGTAGATGTTTGGAGTACAAGTACTGATCAAAAACTACAAATACTTGAACAAATTTTTATGTTGTTTAATCCTGACTTAGAATTTCAAACCACAGACAATTATATCGATTGGACAAGTTTAAGCGTATTACAATTAGAAAATATTAACTTTAGTAATAGAACTATTCCTACAGGAACCGAAACTGAAATTGATGTTGCAACACTTGGATTTACTGCGCCTGTTTACATTTCGCCACCTGTCAAAGTTAAAAAACTTGGAATCATTACAGATATTATTACAAGTATTTTTAACCAAGACGCAGGTACAATTAGTTTAGAAGGATTTAATCCTTCAACAGATAACAATGTTGGGGCAGCAAGTGGAGTAACCGTATTACCAGATGGAACTCTAGTAAACGAAGATGGAATTAGATTGAATACAATTGTAGCAACAGGACAAGATGGCAGATTTGATTTGAATAATCCTATCGTTGTAAGTTATAGAAATTTTGACTTAATTGTAGAAGACGAAACAGGTAAAATTGCTAAAAACAGAAGTTTGCGTGTTGGAGATATTAGTTGGCTTAATATTTTAGAAGCAGAATTGCCAGCAAGATACCAACCTGGTATTAGTCAGCTTAGATTAAAACGTGCTGAATTAATAAATGAAATTGTAGGAACATTTACATTAAATGCTGATAATGATAAACTAATTGATATAATATGGGATGTTGACACTTTACCTAGCGACACTATTATAGAAGGTCCGGTTACTACATCAGGAAGTATTAACAAAATTATTAATCCTAAAGTATTCAATCCATCTACAAAAACTGCTGGTTATAGATTACTTACACTAGATCCAATTGGTTTCAAAGTTGAAAGACGCTTTACCGTAGAAACAGCATCAACAAGAATTGATACAGATATAGATTATTATGTTGCTGAATCTGCATCAGGGTCAACTCCTGGACGCAGAGCAGACACGGTAACAAGTTGGCAAGTTGTTATTAATGATATTCCTGTTTCTTCAACGTCACGTAATATTGATGATAAGTTTGTAATAGACTTAGACGAAATGCCATCAGTTGATGACAAAATTGTTTACATCTTAAACTTAAACGAAGATGGAGCAGATGCGTGGAAAAATTTAGACAACTCTGACTTTGTAGCAGATGCGAATGACATTATCGAATGGGACGGATCAAAATGGAATATTGTTTTTGATGCTAGTGAATCTGGAAAAACATATATTACTAATTTAGATAATGGACAACAATATTATTGGAATCAATATTATTGGCAAAGCAGTGTAGATGGATATTATCCAAGAGGAACATGGCGTATACAATTATAAAATAATTATTTTTATGCAGAAAATTATTTGTAGTGGTGCACTATTTTATTCATTAGAAACAAAACGTTTTTTATTTTTACATCGTACTCAGGGTAAAGCAAAAAACCTATGGGGATTAGTTGGCGGTACTAACGAAGGAACCGAAACACCTTGGGAAGGATTGAAACGTGAAATACAAGAAGAAATATCTTTTATACCTAATATTAAAAAAACTATTCCATTAGAAACATTTATTAGTAATGACGAACACTTCCATTTTCACACATATTTGTGTATAGTGCAAGAAGAATTTATGCCTAAGCTAAACGGAGAACACGATGGATATGCTTGGACTTCATTTGATAAGTGGCCAAAGCCATTGCATCACGGATTACAAAATACATTACGTGTTAAAAGAAATAGAACTAAATTATTAGATTTGTTTAAGTTGATTGATATAATTTTATAAACTGGTCGTGTAACCAATGAAAATTGTTAATTTTTTCTAATTCTTCTTTATTGTCTTTGTAAGTTTCGCCAAATTCTCGACCTGCTTTTGCACCAGCAATTGCTGCTCTACCAAACGGTTTATCGTCGCCTCTGGTACACCAAGCATTAAGTCTAAATTCAGTTTCGTCGTCTTCCTGTCTTGCAATTGTTTTACTTGCTAACTTTGCGCATTCTCTAAATCCGCTGCGCCATGCACTATAGGCATCTGTATTAAAGTTTGTAACATTACTCATTGCAGGAATACTTTTAAACTTATCACTGATACTTGTAGTCATGTCAGTTGTAGTCATATCCATTGTACGTGTTAGCCTTGTTGGCAATAATTTAACTCCACCATACCCGTATACCAATCCGTTAACAGGGTTGAAACTACGCCATACATGTACGGTATCCTTACCATCAATATCGTATGCAGGAACATAATAATTAAAATCAAATTCTTCTAATATTTCTGCATCTGCGTCTACAACCCAAAACATTTCAGTGTCAACAAGTTCTGCTGCTCGTTGGTGTGCTTGGTGTATACCTTTGATGTTTTGAACACGTTTAGCACGGGGAAATCTTTGTAAAAGTGTAGCATAGTTTTCGTCAGCATTTGGCTCACCGTTTTGAATAAAAACAATATCATAAGGCACAGGTAAACTTGCAATTTCTTCGTATTCTTTTTTTACAGCATAAAATCTATAATCAATTTCTCTTTGACTTAAATTGATGTGTTTACTTGTAAGTGCAACACCATCATAAAATTCTCCATTTTTCCAAACATGATTAATTTTACGTTCGTACTGATTATGATGACTAATATACAAATCAAAATTAAATTCATCTTTCAAATTTATATTATCATTAATCATATAAAACATATCAGCACTAGTTTCATTTTTTACATTCAAATAATCTTCATAATCATTAATTGTATACACAGGGAAAGGTTTAGGATTACTTGCAATTACTTCCCATTCTTTTTTCTTAATGTAGAACCTATGTTCAATTTCTTTTTCACTAACTAATAAGTTTTTACTATATAAAACAATACCATCATAATTTTCTCCATTTAAAAACACGTGATTCATATTACGATCGTATTGATTATGATAGCTAAAATATAAACTAAAGTCAAAATCTTCAGCAACATTAACATCACTAGGGACACCCCAAAACATTTCAGATTCTGTATGATACAATGCTGTAGTGTAATCTTCGTATGTATCAATTGTAAATTTATCGTAAGGTTTTGGTGTACTTGCAATTACTTCATGTTCTTTTTTATTGGTATAAAATCTATGTCTAATTTCTTTATCATTTACAAATTCTTTTGTGTTCATTAACACAATACCATCGTAACTATCACCGTTTAAAAATACATGGTTAGTACTTCTATCTAAACTATCAAGATTGTTAATATATTCATCCCAAGCAAAATCCGGTGATACTTTTACGTCACTAGGGATAGCCCAAAACATACTTGTACCGCAGCTTTCAATTGCACTTCTATATTGTTCGTAAGTATCGATTGTAAATCTTTCAAAGTCTTTTGGTTTACTTGCTACAACATCATGTTCAATTTTATTAACTAAAAATCTATAGTTAAATTCATTTTCTGTAATGATTGCTTCTTTGCTGAACAAATAAATTCCGTCATATTTGTTACCATTTAGCCAAGCATGATTTTGTTTTTTATCTGCAACATTGTGATATGGAATATAAAAATCAAATTTAAAATTATCATCAATTACAATATCCTTAGGAATTCCCCAAAATAAATCTGTGGTACTATGACGCATCATATGTAGATATGATTGATAGTTGTCCATTTCAAACTTATCGTATTTTCTTGGATTACTTGCTAAAATTCTTATTTCTTTTTTATTAATAAAAAATCTATTGTCTAATTCTTTTTTGCTAGGATTGTAACTTTTTGGACACAGAGCAATTCCATCTAATGTATCAATATCACCATTTCCAAACACATGAACAAAATCTGTGCTCCATTCGTCAGGTGTATAACTAAATTTAAAAGTTTCTCTTACAACGGTGTCATCATAAACAATCCAAAACATATCAGTATAACTTTGTTGTCTAGCAGATTCATAGTCTTCAACAACCTGTATACTCAAACCTCTTTCTTCAAGTTGCTTTAAATTGTCTTTGTTTTTTCCAATGTAAAAGATATCAAACTTGTCAACACCTTTGTATGGATCATAATGTCCACAAATGTGAGGATGTTGAGTTACTTCATATTCTCCTGGTTTTGTAGGAACTAATCTTACTCTGTTCCAGTCTTTAACATCTCTACTTTTTTTATAAACATATGGATAGGCATGAATTGCTACTTGTGCATCAGGCTTTGGTCTAAAAAACCAAGGAAAACTATCATAAATTTTTATGTTTTTATCAACAAGCCAAACATATTCAGTATCAAGATTTCTATCCCAAACTTGTGTTAAATCATTTGGATTATCTGTATATAAAATAGGAAATTTATCAAATATGTGATTTTTTAAATAATCTTGTCCATTGTGAAGATTAGTTTGAAATTTATCAAAAACTGAAAAAGCTGTTGTCATAATGTGTTTGCCTTTATTCCTATATGCGATAATTTTACATCTGCATCAACATATACTTCATAACCGTGATGCATCGCCTGATTACAAAAATATATATCCTCGCCGCTGAAGTTGTCTAATTTTTTATTATATTCGTGATCAAACCAAGGCTTTGGTAAATCTTTGTAAACTTGTGATTTTACAAGCATACAACCCATGCCTACAGCCCAAACTTTATGTAAACCATTGGTTGCATTTAATCTACAATCCATATCGTCAGGGTCTACAAAAGCAACACTTTGATAAGGAGCATACCGTGTGCTGTAATTTGCAGCCACTATGTCTTTGTTGTGGTTTAGTAGTTGTTCTACAACATTTGATGCAAAAGCCATATCACTATCTAACCAAAGCAAATGTGTTGCACCTGTTTCTAATGCTTCTTTGGCTAATCTAGTTCGACTATTGCATATTACACTTCCTGCAACAATATGGACATTAAAATCTATATTGTTTTTTGTAAGTGTGTTTGTAAGATTACACAAACTTACTGCAAATAATGTATGTACCGTGTCTCTTGTTGGAACACAAATTGCTAGTTTCATTACAAGATAGTTGTTGGCATAGATTCTTCTGCTAGTTGCTTTTCAGCTTCAATAGTTTGTTTGTTCCAATTACGTGCAGTACCTGTAGCTACTTTTACTGCTTCTTGAAAATCATCAGCATTTAATGCTGCCATTGCAAGCATATTTTCAGGTTGTACTTTACCAATAGTAAGCAAATCTGCACCTGCTGCGTGACCTAGTTTTTGAATCCAATGATAACGATCGTCGTCGTCTGGAATATCCATGCTATCAATTGCTTTTTTAACTTCAATTTCTAGTTGAGCATCGCTGATTTCTAGTGTTTGTAATTTTGCTAGTTTTCTAGTTTTAGTATATTCTTGTGCTAAATCAATGTTTAACACTTCGTATAAAGATTTCATTGTAACTCCTAAGTTGCTGGGAAATAATAACCACCAAACGAACTACTCATACTTATTGTAGTACCAGCAGAAATTCCGATGTATGTACCTAATACACTTAAAACAAAAGAAGATGTAAAACCACCAGCAACAAAATAATTGTTGATGTTTGTCATACTAATCGTAGATCCAGTTGCTGGTAGTGCCATATTATTTCCTATTTACTCTATAATAACATACTATTTACATTGTGTCAAATAGATAGCCGAAAAATCCGGCTATCTTAATTTTATTTATCCAGTAGTTTTTGTACCATTTCACGTAGTTCTGCAATCTCCGTTGCTTGAGCATCAATCTGTGCTTGTTGCTCTTTGATTGCTTCAACAAGTAGTGGTACAACACGCTCATATTTGATAGTTAGGTATTCTTTATCAAACGGAGCAGGTACAACTACTTCTGGTAATACTTTTTGAACTTCTTGGGCAAGCAAACCAGCTTCTGGTGCTTTATCATCTGCGTAAGTTTTTAAACCTTTTTCATATGCAGTATCATTCCAAGTATAAATTACACCGTTTAGTGCTTTGACTTTTTCTATAGCATTATCAATATTGCCTGTAACATCTTTGAGTCTAGCATCTGACGCATACGCTGTAACTTCGCCTCTAAACTCCCAGTTGTTGCTGTTATACTGGTTTCTACCTGTCCAACTATCTGTGCCGTTATCTCTACGCCATAGTGTGATGTAATCACTACCAGCGCCAGTTGTTGCTGGAGAGTTATCACCGTTGTATTCAATACCACCACCGTATGCACTACTTTGTCCTACATAAACTCTACCAGTACCTTGGCTGTTTCCGTACAACTGAATAGTTGACGCACCGGTGTCGTCTGACAAAATAGTTAGTGTAGTGTTGACTCCTGCATCCATTGTGTCATTTTGATCGCTACGTAAGAACTGACTGCTATCAATACCGTCTAGTGTATTAGCATCGTCTGCACTAATACCAGTAAGTCCACTACCGTCACCACTAAATGCATTAGCAGTTACGTTACCTGTAATATTGATAGCACCGGCACCACTAAGTGTTCCTGAGAAACTATCATCAGCATCACTGCGTAAGAAACTACCTGAACTAATACCATCTAGGTTATCAGCACTTAGTCCGCTACCTGCACCATCGTTACCGCTGTGCCAAACGGTGTAGGCATTTGCGCCATTTCTAAAGATAAGTCCGTTAACACCTCCGTCAAGATCGATAGCAGTACTTCCACCTTCGTTAGCAATATACATTCTATCACCGCCGTCAACATATTGGATGTAACCTCTACGTGTTCCTGCTTGATACCATGTAATATATGGCGATCCATCAGCAGCAGTATCTTGCATACGTAACATTTCATTACCAGCATGATTAAGTGTAAGTAGTCCGGTCATTGTGTCTGCTTGGTCACTACGTAGGAAACTTAAACTATCAATGCCATCAAGTGTAGCAGCATTAACGCTGGTCAATCCACTACCGTTACCAGTAAATGTACTTGTACCAATATTGATGTTACCAAAGCCGCTTGTAATCTCACCTGCATTAAGAGCACCTGTACCAGTTATGTTGCTGTATGTACCACTGATACGTGCGTTAGGCACGGTTCCACTACCTAAATTAGAAGCATTTAGACTGGTTAATCCGGCACCATTACCGTTAAGTGTACCTGCATATAAGTCGCCTGCAACACCTAAACCGCCTGCAATTTTTACTGCACCTGTTGTAGTACTTGTAGAAGCAGTTGTGTCGCTAAATGTTTTTACACCTGCCATTGACTGATTTCCACCAAGTCTACTACCGCTTACGGTACCGCTTGACAAGTTACTTGCATTTAGAGTTGTAAGTCCGCTACCATTACCAGTAAATATGTCAGTACCAATATCAATGCTACCAAATCCATTTGTAATACTACCGCTGTTTAGTGCGCCAGTACCTGTGATATCTCCTTGGTGTTGTGTAATACTGCTTGATTGAATACGTGCATCTGCAACGGTACCACTTGATAAGTTGCTTGCATTTAGCGTTGTTAATCCACTACCATTACCTGAGAAGATACTTGTACCAATGTTGATGTTGCCAAAGCCACTTGTAATACTACCTGCGTTTAGCGCACCAGTACCTGTGATATCCAATTGGTGCTGTGTAACACCACTTGATTGAATACGTGCATCTGGAATTATACCACTTGTTAAGTAACTAGCATCCATATCACCAATAAAATTATCTGCACGTATATCTTTTGCAACGTACAACCCGCCTGTAATTTTTACTGCTGCTGTTCCTGTTGCAAATGTTGCACCTGTTGCATTTGTTGCATCAGTGAATGTTACAAAGTTATTTGCAGCAAGTGTAGTAAATGCACCTGTACTCGGAGTTACGTTACCAATTGGTGTGTTGTTAATTTGGCTAACAAATAGATCACCATCAATGTACATGTCGTTATTGGTTCGTAAATCTAGTCTAACAACCATTTCACCTAGCGCACCAGCAAGATCTGCTGCTGCTTTGGTTTCGCCAACAACTATTTCAGTTGCTGCTTGTGCAAATGCTAACGTTGTTACGTTATCTTTTACAAGATTAAATGTACCTGTTTCGTCAGTATCAATTGTGTTTCCGTTAACGTTCAAATTACCATTAAGTGTTGTAGTAGCATTTCTAACGGTTAAAGTACCTGTTGTAGCACCTAATGTAAATGTTGTTGCTGCATTACCCATGGTAATTGTAGTTGGTGTAGTGTTTGCAATATTAATACTTGCATCACTAAATGTTAAGTCACCACCATCTATGTCTAGATCGCCTGTAACATTTAAGTTATGTCTAATGTTTGTAGTACCTGTTGTAGCACCTATTGTAATTGATGTTGCAGCTCTAGCTAAGTTTAATGTAGTTGCTGTTGTATCAAACAATGCCATAGTTGTGCTTGCAGCATTAATACCTGTTGTAAATGTTGGACTTGTACCAAACACTGCAACACCTGTACCTGTTTCGTCACTTAACACTCCACGTAATTGAGCACTTGTTGTAGACGCAAACTGACTTAACGGATTACCTGTAATTGCAAGTGTACCGCTTGTTGGGAATGTAACACTTGTTGCACCTGTCATAGTAAATGTACTATTAAATGCACCACTTGTTGTTAAATTTCCGCCTAAAGTAATAGTTTTAGTACCATTGTTTATTCCTGTACCACCGTAGGTTGGAGAAATAATTGTACCTTGCCATATACCTGTACTAATTGTACCTAGTGTTTGTAAACTAGAGTTTACTACTGCTGCACCAAGTGTTGTGGCATTTAACACACTTTGATCATTTATAAAGAATGCGTTACCAGATTCTAAGTTTAGATCTTCATTAAGATCCATTCTATCTTGACCGCTGTCATATGTAAATGTTACATTTGCACCATCAATTGTTAATCCAGCACCATTAGCTGCTGCTGCACTTGCAGCACCACTTGCTATAACGATATTCAAGTCATCAACGGTCAATGTTGTACTATTGATTGTTGTTGTATTGCCGTTTACGGTAAGATCGCCTGTAACAACTAAATCATGTCCAATAGTAGTAGTACCACCGCCATCACCACCTGTACCCATGTTAATTGTTGTAGCTGCACCACCTATGTTAAGTGTTGTAGCGTTTGTATTAATCAGATTAAATGTACCTGTTTGATTAGTTGTTATATCACTACCATCTACATTTAAATCTAAATCAATATCAACATTGTTATGGATTGTAGTTGTACCTGTAGCTGCACCAATTTCGACGGTAGTTGCAGCGCCGCCCATATTAATTGTAGTTGCAGTATCGTCTAAAAGAGCAACCGTGGTTTCAGTTGTACTAATAGTGTTGTTAACTTCTACTTCACCAGTGAAGGTTGCTTTACCACTAGTATCAATTCTCAAACGTTCTGTTGATGTTTGAGGATTATTGCTTGTAGTAGAAACTTCACCTGTTTTAAAGATAATATCTGCGCCTGTTGAATTACCTGTACCGATACCTGCTTCAATTGTCATAGATCCGCCAGCAACATCAGTACCAATACCATCACTACCTTCTAGTGATGCATTTGTTGGACTTGTACTTGCTTCAGCAGCACCAATAATAACTTTTGGTGTTTTAATAACCATGTTAGCATCAATAGTAGCTGTACCTTGTACAACATCATTAGGATCAGCTGTCACATTAGATGTTGTTCTAATTGTAAATGATGTAGCAATACTTGTTGCACCAATTACAGGCCAGCTACCGTCTAAATTAGTTACCGTTGTGCCGTTTAAGTTGATAGTATCACCATCACGTACACCAATTGTAAACGGTGTATAAGTAAAGGTTAGTGTAGTACCACTAAAGATAGTTCCTGTTGTATTTGCACTCAAGTAAATGTAATCATCTGTAACACCACTAACCGTTGTATTTGCAGGAATACTACCACTGCCAGTAACAAGCATACCAACAAGTATTGAGCTTGTGTCTGCCATTGGAACTTCAGTTTCACCGTTGGCTACTGGATCATTTGTGTTAGCAGTTAAACTTCCTAAATTAACAACAACACTTTGAGAAATAGTAGCTTCGTACCCATCAATAAATGGTAACAAGTTTCTAGTTACATCAACACTACCAATTTTAATATTTGTTGCTGCGCCGCCAATATCTAAACTTGTTACATTTTCATTATATAAGCTACCTGTACCTGTACTAGTTGAGCTTAGTTTTGCAGATCCAACGTCCAAACCTTCTGACAAGTCAAGTGCTGTACCCCATTCTGGTGTAGTACCATTTGACTTTAAGAAGTTATTTGCTCTACCTATATTTAGAGTATTTAATGAACCTGAAGATTGTGCATAAAGTATATCACCTATAGCATATGTACCGATAGCAGTACCACCTCTTGTAACTGGTACAAGGCTAGTTAAGTTAGCAGGGTTTAAGAAATAACTACTATCAAGTCCGTCAAGTGTACCAGCATCTACTACACCGTCTTTGATAAACACTTGTCCGCTACCATCACTTGCAACATCAAATTGTGTTTGTAAGAATCTTGCTGTACCTAGTTTTGAGAATGTTGCAAGTGCATCAAAATCAACGTTTGCAATACCAATGTTTACAGGATCACCATAGAATTCTGCACCTATACTTGAGCCTGTAAGTGTAATTGGATTGTCTGTTGTTGTTGCTTTTTTCAGTGTTTGCACAACAACCTTGTATCCACTATCACCAAATAATGCTGTATCGCTGTTTGGTGTACCACTTGCACCTAAGCGTGATGGAGAAATAGTACCTGAAATAATATTTTCTGCATCAATGTTTGTGACAGCAAGTGTACTCCAGTTATCTTTTGTTTTACTCGATGTGTTTACAACTGCCTGTACACTAACGTTGTTTGCAATAATATCTGCACTACCTACACCTACATCGTCGATATCTTTAGCGTTTGTTACTAGGTCATTAATACTGCTCAATGCATCACTTCTAAGTTCGTGCAAAGTAAATGAATTAGTTGTTACAGATCCTACAAAGAATCTACTACCACTAGTAATTGCGTCTCCTGTGATATCAGGAAGAACATTTGCACTAGAACCGTCGTCTAAACTTTCAATTCTGATAGCATCGCCTGTTGTTAATCCATGTCCTTCAACTAAAATACTATTATCAACAACATTAACTACATATCTAGTCAAATTATGGTTGTTGTTTGCAGGTGTACTAGTAAATTCAACTTTGTTTAAAAGAGAAAATCCTTCGTATAATTCTATATTATTTGCGTCGATACTTTTTGCATAATATACATTTCCATTCAACAACCCACCAATTGCAACATTGCCTAATGTATCATATTTTAAAGGATCACCGCTTGTAAATCCATGATTTGGAATATTAATTCTGTAATCAATATAGTCAACAGCACCGCCGCCGCCTGTAGTACCTGCTAAGAAATTAAATCCTCTTGTATCATCTAGGTTAATAGTTTTCTTTGTGTCAACACTATCATTATCTTCAACAAAGTCAATACTTGATGCACTAGCAACAAATAATTCACCTCCTAAAATATCAACATATGCACGTTTTTCTACACTTACAACTTCACATTCGAAGCTAGAGCCTGCGCCTCCTAAATTAGAATTATTTGCACTTAATAAATCTCCTACTGCATATCCACTACCACCAGTTGCAATATCAACATCTGTAACAGCTCCTGCTGTAACCGTAATATCAGCTGTAGCACCAGTTCCTACGCCTGTGTTTGCAGTCAAAGGAACATCTTTGTACACTAGAGTACCTCCAGATGGTAGATAACCACTACCAGCTGTGATGCTTGTATTATCAATATTAGTTAATACGCCAAATCTAGATTCTGTAACAGCACCTTGAGCATTTCCATCAGCAGATGTAACAATTGTGTAAACCTTTCCATCTGTAACTGCAAAACTACTAACATCTATACCTGTATTTGCAATTGTAAATGAAGTACTAGTAGGAACGGTTAAAACTTCTCCGTTTTGTATGAATGTTTCGTCGTCGCTAGTATAAACTCTAGCCACGTTTCCAATTTTAAATCCATGAGCAGTGCTAGTTGTTACGGTAACAACATTACTAGTTCTTGCCAAGTTACTGATAGTAACTCCTGTAGTAAAGTTATATGTGTCGTCTACATCTAATACTAGATACTGACTTGAATTACTACTACGTAAGAAGAAATTGTCAATAATTTCACTACTAACGCCTTTTGAACTTATATTTACACCGCTGTCTACGCCATTCACAAATAAGTTTCCTGCGCTTACTTCCCATGGATCGCCTGTACTATCTTCGTTGTCATCCCATGCTTCGCCGATTGTTGCAACAAGAATGTTTCCACTAGCACTATACGAACCTTTAGCATAACCAATTGCACCGTCAACACCAGGTTGTGTGATTGTGGCGCCATCAGCTGCTGTGATGTTTCCACTAAGAATTAATTCAACTTGTTCATAATTTTCAGTACCAATATCACCAGCTTTTAAGTCTGTTGCAGGAATAGTGTTAATCAATAGTAGTCTACTTAAATAACCATTTGAGTTTGTGTTTGTAAACTGACGTGTTGCTGGAATCAAGTCAGGATTAAGCTGACCGTTTGTATTCAATTGAACAATAGCACCAGGAACAGCCGCAGTTGAAACTGACTTATCAACAAAGCCACCTAGTCTGTTGGAAATAAACGATCTAACAGCAAGCTGAGTAACCATGCGTGAATCACTCGGGCCACCAAGTTCGTCGTCACCTAAGTTAACACTTGTTGAGATTTCTTCAATAGCAACATCTGACAAGCTCAGTCTCAAAGCATCAAGTTCATCCACCTGAACTTTGTTTCTAAATGTAATGTTACCAGTTCTGTTGAACGCTGTAATAAAGTCACCAACTTTAAAGTCACCAAGTTCGTTTGTACCTGATGAGTACACACGCCCTGGCAGTTCTTCGAATTGTTCAAATTCTTCTTTTGTATTACCACCGTTCTGTGGTAGAGCGTTATAGTCTGTACCCGAACCTGCATATTCCCAAGTATGCGATGATGAGTTAACAATACTTGGTCTATGGAACCAACATTGTTTTTCTGGCAAGTTAACTAGATTAGTTAAACTTGCACTACCATCTGTAGCTGTAATACTAAATGTTGCTGTACCTAAACCAGTTTTAGCAGCAACTTCGTTAATTGAAATTGTGTTGTTAGGACTTGGTGAATGGTCACTACTAATAATACTTGTTTCGTCAAATTGAACTCGTAATGTAGACGCACCAACACTTACTTCTTCAACACTTACAACAAGTCTGCGATCTCTTGGTTCCCATTCATAAACAAGAGCACTATTGTTGTTAGCACCTGTAGTACCTGAAATTTGTCTACCTGGAACAAAGTTATAACTTTCTGCGCCCGATTCTAATATAAGTGTTTGATATGTTTGATGTGAACTTAAAACTTCTTCAACAAAAAATTCAATAACATTTGAGAAGAACTTGTGAGTATTTGCACCTACTGCTCTAATATCAACATCAAAATCTCCTGATTCGTCAAACGTAAGAGTAAACTCGTTTGCATCTAAAATTTTAACATAATATGTTTGTTCGTTATCAAGTCCAACAATAGGAGTATTACCATCAGAATCATAAATTAATTTTTGTCCATTAGTAAATCCATGACTAGTAATAGTAAAAATATTTGTATCAGCGTTTACGTTTGTAGCAGCATTAAACGTTGTTTCTGTTGGTGTTGTTTTGTAAGAGTTTGTAATATCACCTTCACTACTTACTTCAGTTGGTTGTGGTAAATCATTTGGATCATTAATAACCGTTGTAACGATTCCAAATCTAGTATTAACAAAATCTTGTACAGCAATACTTGTACTAGTAATGTACGTGTTAGCATATACTGCTGCTTGATCAATAGCTGCAATTGTTTGTAATTCTTGTCCACTAATGCTTATTCTAGTCGAGTCTTGTAAGTTTTGTGTATAATAAGATAGGCCAGCACTACGTGAATATCTGTTACCAGTATCCCAAGTATCTTTTGCAACAGCTTCAACAATCAATTGTGTATCACGTTGACACTTAGATTGATCGTATGTAAATCCATACCAAATATTGGCTTGAATTTGTTCATTGATCCATTCAGTTGTATTTTGAGCAATATTAACAGCACCCTCGTTGTTAAGTCTATTATATGCTTCAAATTCATTATTACCTGAAACCCAATCTGTGCCTGGCTCGATAGTTGTTACTTCGTTTACACCACCACCATCAATAAAATCAATAATTTCTTGAATTCTAGCCACTGCAAATGTTTTACTTGCTGCACTACCTGCTGTATTACTTGTATCTTGTGTTTGAGCATTACCTGTTGATTTAGTAACTGCTACTTCTAAAATAACATCAGCTATTACGTCTCTAAGTCTTTCGTAAGCTGCAATAGTTTCTTCTTTTTGGTTTGCTCCGTATTGTGCAGTTGTGCCAACAAAGTATGCTTCTGCTGCACGTTTTGTTTGTAAGTTGCCGCCATATGTAATATCATAAATTAATGCGTCTATAATTAATCCTACGTCTCTTTCACATTTTGCTGCGTCATATGTAAATGAACCAGCAAAAGGAGGAGTTTCAGCAGCAACTTGAACAGCGATCCAAGCTGTTATTTCATCAATAATAAATTGTTTGTTTGCTTGCAGTTGATCTCTTGCATCACCATATCCTACTAGGTAAGATGTGTTATAGTTAGTCGGATCAGGAAAACTATAAGCATCAGCAACAGCATCGCCTGGAACGGTATTTGCATCACCATTTGTTAAAATGTCAATAATTTCATCCCAAAGTGCATTTGATCTACTTGTTGCAGTTGCATCATTTAATATATTTGCTGTGTATGCTTTTGCTTGTGCAAACGCTGCAATATGTTGATCTTTTTGGTCTGCAAAATTTGTAAAACTTCCACTAAAATAACGAAGTGCAGAACTGATTGTTCTATAATTGCTATTAAAAATAATATCATATCTAATAGAATCAACTAATAGTCTAGTATCTCTACGACACTTGTCTTCATTATATGTAAATCCAGCCCATATACTAGGTGATGAAGCTGCAATTTGTGCATTAATCCATGTTACCGTATCTTCTGCAATAGATAGTTTATTTGAAAGAAGTAAATCATGAGCAGTTTTATAATCTGGATCTCTAAAACGTAAAATAAATTCTTCAACAGGAGCATCTCTATTAATACCAACAACACTAACCGTTTGTTTACCTTCACTAGAACCAGTTTGAGTTACAAACGAACGGTCAAAAGAGAATGCTTTTGGAGAATAACCACTTGAACGTAGAGCATACAAACCAAAGTTTGTAGCAGAGTTAGTAATTGAACAATAACCACCTGATTGTGTATACACACCGTTAAGCAAGAAAATTTGGAAACACGAAACGATCTGTGCATAAGCATCGTTAGTTAGTCGCCACCCAGTACCACCAAACGAAAGCATGGTAAATGCGTTGGCAACCATCGATTTACCTTGTTCAGGTATTGCGCCAACAACTGGATTTTCTGCTTCAATTTGGTTAACAGGAACGTTAGGAGATTCAACTTTACTACCATCGATCTTAGCACCATTTAACCCAAGGAAAGAAAGAATAGAGCAGTTTTGAATATATGGTGATGTTGTAATAGTTGGTTTAGTATTAGGTAAGTTTGGATAGGTATTTCTATCTGTCACATCTACTGCATCCGGATCATCAAATGCAACACAATAATCACCTGTAATCAATGGCACGAAGTTATCGTCGACACCATCACGGAAAGTAAATTCACCAAAGTAACAAGCGTTTCTGACACGTAGAATATCTAAGTTAGCGTTTGCAGGGCGAATAATACAACCACGCAAACCATCACCTTTAATAACCGTGTTATCAGGAACAATGATTGGGTTTTGTTCAGTATAATCGCCAACCGCAACTTTGATGTTGATTCTACGGAAGTTGATACTACCATCTGAATTATAAACTAGTCCTGAGGCAATTTGACATGCACGTTTAACCGTTTTAACTGGAGCACTTTGTCCATCGTTTTCATCGTCACCTTGCTCTTGCGAAACATAGAGAACGTTTCCGCCAAAAATATCTGCGTCATTAAAAAACAATTCTCCACTAGCATTAACTGCTAAAATTTGTCCGACTGAACCTTTGTTAGGTGGCAATGTTAAAGTATAACCTGCGTCTAGTGTACTTGGAGGCTGTAAAGTTACACCGTCTTCACCTGAAGCTGTAAGTTCTCTAAAAGTTAAGGTACCTGCATTTTCAATATCTATATTATTTTTAAAATTAAATCCTGCATTAGTGATTGTTAATGCTTCATTACCATTAACCGTAGCACTAATTTGAGCTACCGTACTATCGCCAAGGTCATCAACTTTTACTTCTGAGTTACCTTCAAAAATTCTTTTAGTAATATCTTGTACGGTATTATCATCACGCAATAGGTATACTTTACCATCTGCTGTATTAATTGCTAATTCGCCTGATTCTAATTGAGAAACTAACGGTTGCTTACCCGCGACCGCACTTCGCTTGTGTCTAATTGTTGTTGCCATTCGGCATGCCTCCTATTTAGGTACGGGTCAGGTCTATATAGACGCCCAAAACTACACGATAGAAATCGCTGTAATGTTATTTATCATAGGAGAAAAAGTAGTAGCTTAATTAAAAGCTACCACCGTCGATAGTATCTGTCCAAACTGGTGTTGCATCAACATCACTTGTTACGGTAAGTATTTGGAACGATTCGCTTGCATCACTTGTACCTGCTGCATCTGTAACTTGTACTGGATCTGCTGTGTTACCATAAAGTATACCATTTGTTGTAAATGTGCTTACACCAGTACCACCGTATTGTACTTCAAGATCTGTTGTAAGTGTTAGTTCACCAATTTGACCTGTAGTTACAATAAGTCTATTGTTAATTGCATCAAGCATTTCAGTACTATCATCTGAATATATACTTGCTGTAATACTTGCTGCGTCTAACAATCCTGTTACGGTTAAGTTTTGATTAACTTGTAAACTTGTTGTAATTGTTGCTGTATTTTCACTCAGTCTAAACTTTTCAGTAACAGAACCAGAATTCATAGTGCTGAATACCATGTCAAAGTCTTCTTGGTTTCCAGTTATGTCTTGCACAATTGAATCAATTTGTCCGCCAATTTCATAATTGCTGTTTGATGTTTCAAGTTCAAATCTTAGTCCTGTACCGCTTCCAACAGCTGGCGATCCGCTTACACTATGGTGTGCTAAACTGATTGGATAAACAATATCATCTGCTGCACTATCAGGTGCATTTGATATCCATTTAATAGATTCTGGAGATTCAATTGTGTCAGCTTTGATTAAAATCTTGTCACTTGCAAGATCTGTTAGCTGTAACACACCCGAATTATTACCACTAATAAATCCTTGAACATACAAGTCTTTAGCAATACCAACACCTCCGGCTACTACTAATGCGCCTGTGTTATAATTAGATGATACTTCTGTGCTATCTATTGTTACTTTTACGGTAGCATCAATGTTTAACAAAGTATTGCCTAATGACATCCTTTGAACATCGTTTGTATGGAATGTAATAGTATCTTCGTCTGCACCTGGAGTAGATTCTGGTCTAATAAATGTATCTTGATCAACATCTCTTACTCCGCCTAAGCTACCCCACGCTGTTCCGTCATAGCCTTCAAAACTTGTGCTGTCAGTGTTAAAACGTATTTGACCTGTTGCTTCTGTTGGACGTTCTAAATCAGTACCGACTGGAATTTGGATTGCTTCCACACTATCAAAAATTGTTATTTCGTTTGCAACGGTTAATGTACCGGTATCTGCACCAATGTTGATTGCAGTAGCATCGCCAAATGCATTGATTGTAGTTGCGTTTGTGTTAAAGACATTAAATGTTCCAGTTTCGTCAGTAATGATATTAGTACCATTTACTTCAATATCTCTGTCTGCAATTATGTCTCTGTCAGCAACAATATCTTGTCCTGCATGAACGTTAACTTGAGTGCTAATACCACCTGTAACTTGTAATGCACCAGTTACATTATCAGTAGCATCATCTGCATTTAGAATTATTACATTAGGAGTTGCGCCAAATTCTACAACTTCTGAATTATCTGTTGTGTTTATACTAATGTAATCATTAATATTTTCATGAATTCTAAACACATCGGTTGCGTTATCTGGAACATCAATATCTGTTGTAGCATTAATATCAAGAGTGTCAACTGCTCTATCATCGCCAAGAATAACATTACCATTAGCAGTAAAATCAATACCTACATACAAACTTTTTGCTATTCCAACACCGCCATCAACTACTAATGCACCTGTTGTAGTGCTTGTAGACTCTATTAGATTTTGAATTTCAACTTGTGGTCTTTCTCCAAAAGTAATTTTTTCTTCGTCTGTTCTTGTGTTAATACTAACGTAGTCTAAGCTACCTTCAGTACTGATGCTATACGCTTGTAAGCTCTCATCTGGAATGTTTAGTGAGTAATCACCTGTAAGTACAATATCACCATTAACGGTTAAATCACCTTCTACAACTAAATCTGGATTAATTGTAAATGTACCTGTAGGCGCACCCATGTTAATGGTAGTTGCATCACCAAATGCTTCTATAGTAGTAGCACTTGTATTAAGTAGGTTAAATGTACCACTTGTATCAGTACTAATAACATCACCGTTAACATCAAAGTCACCGTTCAATACAATATTACCAGTAACCGTACCACCAGTTAATTTGTTTAGATATCTATTTTCTACATAAATTCCAACAGCTCTTTGTGTAGGAGCAGTTTGGAAGTCTTGAGTACCTGTACTTGCAAGTAAGTTAGTATTGTCGCTAACCTCTTTTAATTCGACACCAACTGGAATACCATTTCTAATAAACGGACCAACACTTGTCAAGCCTTCTAAACTAATTTGGTTAGCATTTAGATCAATCGCACCTGTTAGAGCATTAACTGCAAATAAGTCACCAACTCTAAAGTTACCAATTTGGTCAACCGTACCACCAGCAAATACTTTACCTTGGTTAAGTTGTACAATTTCGTTTTCTGAAATTGCTGTGCCGCCAAAGAAAGGTAGAGCATTATAATCAACACCTGCACCTACATATTCAAATGCATGTCCCGATGTAGAAATTGTACTAACATTATAAAGATTTGCCTTTTTATCTTGTGTTACACTAATAACACCTGGGAAGATAGTAATAGTTGCTTCACCACCGTATTCAGCATTTAAGTCGTCAATTGTTGTTGTTACAATACTTTCTAAGTCTGCTAATATAGTGTTTCTTTCAGTTAAGTAAGCACCACTACCTAATTCGTAGTTATGATTATTCTCTTGCCAACCTGTTGTGTATCCTTCAAGAACACTTAAAGCTATTCTATCAATTAACAATTCAATTCTAGTTGCTGTTGTATCATCACTATCGGGTGTTGTAATTACCTGTACTTCAGTATTGTTGTAACTTTTTGTAACCGTTTCGTTCTTTGCAACTTTTGCTAATATATCACCTAAGTAGTAATATGAATATGCTGTAACTAAAACTTGATCTGCATTACCAACTTTTGCTGCTCCTAAAATTGCACCATTGTAATATGCTTGTGCAGCTCTACGTGTTTGTTTGTTACCACCATACATTAAATCATATATTAATGCTTCAATAATGTATCCTGTATCTCTTTTACACTTTACAATATTATATTCAAAATCAATTAAATTATCTGTAATATAAGAAATAACACCGTTTTGAATATTAACTTTTTGAGCTAACATGTCTGTTGCTGCTGATTTTATAGTTGCTGGCAACCAAGCAAAATCTGGTTGTATTTCAGCAGGTGTACCTACAAGTGTTCCGTTGTCAATTGCATTTTTTGGAATTCTAAACAATAATACAGCTTGACCTGATTCTGTAGATGTACCATATGCTCCGCCAAGAACTTGTGGTTCTGTGTTTCCTACAGACGGAGTAACTGCTGTACCTTCTATACAATCAGCTGCAACTTGAGCTAAATGTTCATATGCTGCAACGGTTATATCTTTTTGTTCATCTGGCAAATAATTAGCTGTACCTAAGAAATAAGCTCTAGTTGCAATAAGTGTCGCAATGTTGCCTTGATAAAGTAAATCGTGTGTAACAGCATCAATAATGTATCCTGTATCTCTTGAACACTTATCAATATCATAACTGAAGCCATTATATGTTGTTTCAATGTAACTTATAGTATCATTAACAATTGTTGTTTTTTCACTTACTAAGTTATCAATTGCAGTTTGAATTCCTGCAGAAATCCACCCTGTAGAAGGGAATGTTTCTGTTGGCAGTTGATCTAAACCATCAGTAATAACATCTTGAATAATTTGTAATAATGTTTCTGCTCTAGTAACTTCAGTTGCACTTGCTGCACCTGCTGTAACATCTTGTGTTTCGGCAGTTTGTTCTGGATCGGCAACTGCAACATCTAATAACACATCACCTAATAAAGTTTTAATCCATCCAAGAGCATTTGCTGTTTCTTGTTGTTGTCCTGTAACTTGACTTGTTGTTCCAACATAATAGCTTCTAGCAGCATCAAGTGTTGCAGCATTACCACCGTAAATAATATCATATGTTAAAGCATCAACAATGTACTTGGTATCTCTATTACATTTTGTAGCATTAAATGTAAATGTTCTTGTAAATGTTCTTTCTATATAGTTTATAACTAAATTTTGATAATCACTTGTAGTAGCAACTAATGAAGTAAAATTATCTTGATTTAATACGCTAGTCCAAGTAATATCAGTGTTAGAATCTGCTGGAATATTAGTAATATTTCCTGCTGCAATAACATCTTCAATTATTTGTAACAAGTCTTGTATTTCACCACCAGTACCTGCATCTGATGCGCTTCCGCTTGTGTCTTGTGTTACAACAACTTGTTCGTTACTTGCATGAGCAATGTTTTGAACAATATCTGATAGCAAGTTTGCTAATTCGTTGTATGCAGCAACGGTAGCGGTAGCTTGTCCAGCACCTAACTGACTTGCAGCACCAACAAAGTAACTTTCTGCGGCTTGCTTAGTTGCAAGATTGCCGCCATACATAATATCATAACATAATGCATCAATGATATATTTTACGTCTCTTTCACATTTTGTGCTATCAAAAACTACCGCTGGATAGTTATTTGTAACAAATGCAGAAGTTTCTTTTGCTGCATATTCTTTGTTAGCAATCATTCTATCTTTTGCATTGACTTGATTTGCATCTATACCAGGATCTGGAAATACAAGAGCGTCAGCTGCTGTATCTGTGCTTACTACACCATTTTCGATAATATCAATTATTTCATTAAACCCAGCAGTTGTAGCACTTCTAAAACTACTTTGTAAAGTTCCGTTAGCTGCAATTTGATCTCTTAGATATCTAATTGCCAGCACCGTTTGTAAGTTTTGTCCACTTAAAACATATGAACTATTTGCTCTTTGATAGGCTAGACCTGCTGTTACAGAATTGTAATTTGTACCAATTGCTGCATCATAAGCAACTGCTTCTATCATAATTCCTACATCTCTACGACATTTTACTTCATCATAATCAAAACTTTGGAAATTATTTGCAATATGAATTAATATACGCTCTTGTACAAATTCTTTATTTCCTTTAATTTGACTATATGCTTCTTGTAAATCATTTGCAGCCCAAGTTAAAGATGGATATTGTGTTGCAGGTAACCCGCTTATGTTTCCTGCTGCAATTACATCTTCAATTATTTGAACTAAACCTTCTACATCATCTGCTTCAGTAGAACTTGCTGGTGTTCCTGAAGTATCTTGATTTAACGCATTACCTGCTGATTTAACAACAGATAATTCCATAACTACGTCACCAACAACATCTTTTAGTCTCTGATATGCTGCTACGGTCGCAGCTTGTTGACCTGATCCTAGTTGACTTGCAGCACCAACAAAGTAACTTTCTGCTGCAATTTTAGTGGCACTATTTCCACCGTATAAAATGTCATGACATAATGCATCAATAATATATCCAACATCACGTTCACATTTTACTGCATCATATGTTAAAGCAGGATAGTTTACACCAATCCATGCAATTATTTCGTCTTTAATAAACTCTTTGTTTGCAACAAGTTGATCTTTTGCTTCAACTGCATTTGCAGTTGGTAGACTACTAGGTGCAGGAAATACTAGTGCGTCCGCGGCTGTATCAGTACTAATTACACCATTTTCTAAAATATCAATAACTTCGTCCATAGCTGCTTCAGCTAATGGTTCAGCATCGTCACTTAATCCAATTTCTACTATTTCTTTTTTAAGTTGACGTAAAGCACTAAGTGTTTGTATTTTTTGATTGTCTTGTAAGTAGTCATTGCTTGCACGTTGATATGCTAAACCTGCTGTAACTGCATTAAAGTTTGTTCCTAATACAACATCAAGTGCAACAGCATCCATGATTAATCCAACATCACGTTCACACTTTTCACTATTATAAGTAAAGTTTTGATAGTTATTTTGAATGTAAGATACTGCTTCCGCTGCTAAGAAGTCTCTGTTATTCTGTAGTTGATCTTTTGCAGCAATTTGTGCTGCGGTTGCACTTGTTGGATTAGGAAACGTTAAAGGATCTGCTGCTTGATCTGTACCTTCGGCTCCATTTTGAATAATATCAATAATTTCATCAAATGCTGCATTACTTCTAGACACTGCGGTAGTATTAGATACTAAAGCTGTTGCTGCTTCACCTTTTGCAAATGTTAATGCACCAACGGTTTCTGTAATTTGATCACTAATTACTTTTGCACTATTACCTCTTTGATATGCAAGACCGCTTGTCACTGCATTATAATTGGTTCCAAATGCTGCATCATAATATACACCATCTAGTATGATTCCAGTATCTCTTTCGCACTTTGCTTGATCATAAACAAAGTTATCTACTGCAATCTTTGCAATAACTTCAGCTACTAAAAAATCTTTGTTTGCAATTAGTTGATTTGTTGAATTAATTAATTCAGTACTTGCAGGCCCTGGTTCAGGATACACGGTTCCTTCACTTGGTAATTGATTAAATTCAATAATGTCAAGCACTACATCGAACAAATTGCTTACATCAGTTTGGAATGTTGAATTACCATTTGCCGCTGCAACTAACAAACGTTTTGCTTCACGCATAGCAATAATTGTAGCAGGTTTTTGTTCTGTATTCAAATAAGCAACATTAGCTCTCTGGTAAGCTAAACCAGCAGTAATACTGCGATGGTTTGTGCCTAATTGTGCATCGCTGTATATTGCATCTATAATATATTCTACATCTCTTTTACATTTTGATACATCATATGTTAGAGTTGGGTTGTTTGCTAAATTATAAGCAATTGCATCCTCAATGAAATTATCTCTTTGTGCTAAAATAGTATTTGCTGCTGCTTGTTGTAATACAGATTCATCATCGTATAACGGTAAAACATCAAGTGGTAGATTAGTTAATGCTAAATCGGTCAAAACGGTTTCGTAATACTGAATCAAGCTATCAGCAATATTTGCTTCGATTTGAGTTGCAGTGCCACTTGTAAAATCTTGTGTTTGCGCATTACCAGTAGTTGGAGTAATTGACAATCCTCTTACAATACGTTGCATTGCAAAACGTGTTCTTGCCCATGAGTCAATAATAGCTTGTCTTTCAACTTGAGTATAATTAGAACTCCAAGTTTCGCTATTGAAGTAATAATCAGCTTCTTTTTTAGTTGCAGTATTACCTCCGTACATAATATCGTAAATTACACTATTTACAGCATTTTCAACATCTTGTTCAAACTTACTTTGAGTATAACTTATAGTTGAGTTAATGCTATCAAGATATGCAATAAATTCTGCTTTCAAGAAATCCATATTTGCAATTAATTGATCTCTAGCATCAATTTCATTTTGATTAGTACCAACTGCTGCCGGAAATTCTGTAGTAATACCTGCACTATCGCCTTCGTCAATAATGTTTGCAAGTTGTTCAAATGCTTCATTAACATTTGTAACTGCAACTGCACTTGCTTGTACTTCAGATAATGCAAGGAAACGTTGTTGTAAATATCTAAAGCTAGATATCATCATATCATTAAATCTTGCTCTACTATTGCTCCATTCGCGAGCAGCCCTTAAAACTTTATGATCGCTTCCATTAAAGCCTACGTAGTATGCCATACTTGTAATAAATTCTGACATTTCACTAGTATATTTTGTTTGGTTATAACTTAGTTCTGTAAACTGATCATTAATATAAGCAGTAAGTTCTTCTATAATAAAATCTCTATTAGCAAGAATGTTATTTTTTGCTTCAATTATTTCATTATCAATACTATTAATATCATTTAATGCATTTACAAAGTCACTACCAACAAATTCTGTTTCAGTGCTGTCACCTGCTGCTAAAGTTGTTGTAATAATATTAAAACGCTGATCAATTTCTTCTTTCATTGCAAGATTTGTTGTTCTTGCTTTCATTTGATCTCTAGCAGCTTCAATTGCATATATTGTAGGTTCTAATTGATCTAAAATAACCTTTGTTGATGTACTACGTAAATAGCTAGTAGCGGCTGCTGTTGTTTGATAATATGTTCCTAAAACAATATCACCTGTTACAGCATCAACAATACGTCTTACATCTCTTTTACAAGTTTCTTCATTATAATTAAATGGCGTCTTTGTAATTGAGTTTGCTGTAATGTAGTAATATGTATCGTCGTCATCAAATTTTATAATACTACCAGTTTGTGGTTTATCTCGTAAACTTGCTAATGATATAACACTATTTGTTGTTAAGTTTACGGTACCTTCTGCTTGAATAGTTGCGCCACCGCCTGTAATTGTAACGGTTGGTACTGATGTATATCCACTACCATTATTTGTGATTGTAATAGCAGCTAATTGTCCTGTGGTAAGGTCGACTTGTCCAGTAGCGGTAGCTGTTACACCACCTGCACCGTCTGGGGATTCGATTGTAATTGTAGGATTGCTGGTATATCCAACTCCTGGTTGATTGATTGTAATACTACCAACGGTACTAAAATAATCTTCAGTTGGCACAGCTTGTGTATATGCAATTGGATAAAATCCATCTGCAACACAACCAAATGTACCAAAGTCAGATACCGAGTTAGAGATACTTAAATAGCCGCCTTTTGTTGTTTTGAATCCTGTTGAACAGAAAACAGAGAAGCAACTAACAATCTGAGTATAACCAAAGTTAGTAACTTCAAATCCTGGACCACCTTGAGCAATTTGTGTAAATGCGTCTGCAACAAATGAAAACACAAGTGATGCTGGATCATATTCGTCGCCGTCGACAAACATCCCGCCACCGCCACCGGTTAAGTTTACTTGTTTGTCAAATGGAAGACTTGGATTATCTGCTAACGTTAGTGGTCTTGCGCCCGGTTCAATTCCTTCAATTTGAACGGTTTCAAACGGTATAAATTCAGTACCGTCGTTTAACCAAGGACCGTTCATATTTGTGCAGTTTTGTACATAAGGAGATGTTGTAACCAATGCACCTGGTCTAATCTTTACACACCATCCTGGCGCACGAAGTGCCCTAAATGTAAGTTGATACAAGTAACAGCCATTACCCATATAGAAGAAGTCTGATGTATTATTTTTTGGAAATAATCTTGTATTACGTAATTCACCTTGTCCTGTAATGGTTACAAAGTCTTTAAGTGTAATAGGATTTTCTTCAAAATAATCGCCTGGTGCAACAATGATTGTTGAGCCAGAAGGTGCTACTTCAGCTGCTTTTTTAATTGTTGCAAATGCACCTTTACCGTCAGAACTTCGGCCGTCATTATCATCACTACCATCTTTTGTAACATAAAAAACATTTTCTGTTTTTGGACCTGATACATCTCCAGTTGCTATGAAATCTGCATCTACCGTAAATGTTTTACCGGCAGCAAGATTCATCTCAATGTTGCCGTCGGCAGTAAGAATAAATGACTTATCTCCTACTTTTCTTTTGTGTAATGACTGCTTCTTAATAAAACTCATTTAAACTTCCAAATAACTAAGTGTGGCGCTTAAATTTGTAGGTGTTGTTCCAACAACTACAACTCTATCACCTTCTTCTAAAATTAATCTTTCAGCTGCAAACGTAAAAGTATCTGCTGCTGCAACTTCTAAATCATTAATGATTAAATTTGTTGTTGCTTTACTTTGTCCATCAGGTATGACGTGACAATCAAACTTAGTGTCTCCTGCACCTGTACCATCATCTGTAGCAGTATTACAAACAAGCAAAGTAGTGATAGCATACTTCTTGCCTGCTGGCACGGTAAGTAGTGTCGTATCTGTTGTTGCTATTGCTGCGTTTACTATTGCCATGTTGTTTATCCTTAAAATATAATACTATAAAGTAATGCTTTATTCCTACTAACCAATTCGTCTGATGTCCCGTCTTCATTTTTAAAATACAAACCTGTACCACCATCTCCTAATGTTTTACTATACAATAATGTGCCTTCTGTTGGAGGACTAGCTGGATCTGTTTGAATGGTATAATTTGTGTAATCATCCATTTTAATAAATCCAGTTCCTGCTGCTCTTAGCACAACATCACCGTTGATTCCGTTACTAGTAATAGTGTCATCGTCAAATCTTAAATTTTCAAATTCTACTCTAGTTTCATAAAAAGTTGCAATTATTGTATCATCTACACTAATTTCAACTCTACTTGTAACTCCACCAGTTTCTGTATCAAATGCTTCAACTCTTGTAGGAGTTAAAGTTCCTGTGGTAATTTTTTCTTGAAAGTTAATTGCAAAATAGTCTCGGACATAGTCCTGTAAACCTTTTACATTGAGTAAAGCATCGTCATCGTTAGGTGCAACTAATCCATCTGGATTTAAAGGTTCTAAGTTAATGTTATCGCCTGTGTAATTCCAAATTTGTTTTTCATAATCAGTTGTACCAGTTACCGTTGCAAGTCCTGTACCAGTACCTACCAAATATAGTGGCTCGCCGTTTGTTAATATTGCATTGGTGTATAAGCTAACTAAATCGCCTGTGGCAATTCTTGTTACAAATGCACCATCAATTTCAGCACCTTTACCGACTAATGATTCATCAAAAAAGAAGTGAGCATCATCATCAGTACCGCGATCCATAATAAGTCCGGCAGTTCCTAGTGTTATACCATTTCCAGTCTCTCCGTTGTTAACGGTAATAGTATTATCGTCTACAACAAGTTGAGTGGATCCAACACTGGTTTGTTCACCTAACACATCTAAGTCACCGTCAATGGTAACTTTACCCGTTGTACCGACATCAAGAATAATATCTCCGCCTGTATCAACTTGTAATTTGTAGTAGTTACCACCTATTCGATTAACAAAGATACCCATAGTTTAACTCCTTAAATTGCAGTTAATCTTAGCAATGATTCTGTAGAGTCGTCTTCTGTTGTCCATGTATAACGATTGTTATTGTAATCTACTGCTGTTCTGTTGAACAATTTCTTAATTGCAATTGCACCGCCGCCTGCACCGATACCAATTAGTTGACATTCGAAATTTGCGTTTGGTGCTGAACCGTCTGATGTAAGTCTGCATACTCTTGTGATTGTGTCACCGTCGTTTGAACAATTAAATTTATTTGTTCCTCTTTGTGAAAGAATATATCCTTCAATTAAACTTGATCCGTCGTGGAATCTAATTGGCACCTTTGGTGTTGCGTCTACACCGGTTGTACCGAAGTTTCTTTTGTTTACTGGGCGTCCCATGATTTTCTCCTTTTTTTAATCATTTGCCGTTCTATGGTCTACGAGGTTGGGTCCTCATAAGTCCTCGTTGAGGCTCGTTACCTTAACATAAGTATTTATCAAAAACATAAAAATGGGTTATTATGTTCACAAAAAAAGGCCTACCAGAGTAGACCTTTTTAATTTATTAATCGAGGTTCAGCATCGCGTATTACGATTAATAATATATGATAGGTTGGATTAAGGATTACCAACAATCGCCTTTGTAGATCCTTCCATAAAAGCGAAGCCTAGCATCGGATAGTTACTTCCAAAAACACATCTTCAAGTCTCCTTGCTCATGCGCTGTCACTACAACTACTAGCCAAGTTACTGCCTCTACCAAGCAGCGTTTCCTTGCACTATCTAACTCGGACCGTCGTCTTTGTTATGTTCTTAATATAGCAAAAGAATACACAAAGGTCAACCTATTTTTTTAAGATTTTGTGCATATCTTTTACTTTTTATTTGTATTTGATCGTATTCAACACGATCACCTAGTTTTGCATCAAAAGTAATTGTTTCAAATAGTACATCAATTAATCCTGTTTTCCAGTTATCAGGTCTAATAACACTAAACTTTCTATTTTTATTATATTTGTAAATTGTTCCTGTTGGCATTACATCATCTCCAATTGTAATAGTGTTTGATCTAACTTTCCAAAATTATAAAGATGTATAGGATTGTCATTTCTTAAATCTTTTACAAACTTTACCGTGTTAAATCCTTTCATAGTAACGTATGTTAATCCTCTTAAATTGCCTAATGCATAAGCAACACTATCTGTTATTCCACAAATTTTTGCATATTTCCATAAACCGTCTAGAGAGCAGTTAGTTGCAACACCGTACCGTGTCTTCTTTTCCCAAGTATTTAACATTTTAGGATTGAAACATAGTTGACTTATTCCTCCTTTAAAATGCAAATACTTTGTGTATGCCATGTTAGAGTAAGTTTCACTTTGTGGATATACACCACAATACATATCAAAGCCATATGATTCTATAGCATCTCTTACTTCATAAAATGTTTGAAAAACTTTTCCATGATACGTACTGCCTCCAATAAGTAAAACTTTATCAACACCTGCTTTGCGCATTGCAATACAATTTTCATGTAGTTCAGTTTCACTTTGTATATTACGTGCAGCAATATGTGCCATAGCTTTTGAACTTCCAGCTAAATCATTAATTTCTATTGCTGCATCTTTTACCTTTGAAAGACTTGTGTTAGGCAAATGAGTAATACTAATACCGCTTGCAGTATCAATTGCATATTTACTTAACTTTTGTTTTGGAGTTTTTTCAATACTAATATCCATTATGTACTTAGCTTAAAAATAATTCAGCACTATTTTTTCCTACTTTTGTACCACATACATCACAAGTCTCGCAAGCATTACTAAAATTTCTATTACCGTTGTATAATTCTTGTCTTAATTTTACAAAATTATTATTCATCCATATTTTTGAAAATGTATTATTATGTATATTTCCAAATGGTAATTGCTTCCTACTCCAATCATTACAACAAAGTCTTACATCTCCATTCCAATCTATAAATCCTTTATATGACGGCATATAACAAGGATTGCTGTTAGATTTTTTGTATAATAATCCACCTCTGTTGTTAAATCCATATTGATTAATTAATGCAGGATCTCCAGTGTCATAATGTGGACGCAATATAAATTTATTTTTTTTATTTTTAAGTAAATTTTTAAATTTTTTTACTTGTTCTTTGCCATCGTAACAATCAATAATTAATAAATCTAAGAATTCTAAATCTTGTAAAGTAATTTTACCATTTAAAATATTATCGCCGTTTGTTATTAATTCAGTATGATAATGTTTAGAAAATATAGTACATATTTGTACAATGTCTTTATTTAATAATGGTTCGCCAAATCCTGTAATATTAATATCTCCATTATACTCAGCATCTAATAATTGTTCAACAATTAATTGAGCTGTTTCTATTGTCATATTTAAATTACGATTTGGATATAATAAAGGATTAACTCTAGGACAAAAACTACAAGTTCTGTTGCATAATTCTGTTGGATTAATTTCTATTGTAGCTAATCCTAATAACTTAGGATTAGATATTGATACTTTGGTAAATCGATTGTTTCTATATTCAATATGTTTATTAACATTAAACTTCATTGTAATATATACCAAAAAAATAGGCCCCGTAGGGCCTATTTTAAAATCATATAAGTTTAAACTTAGCTGAAGCTTAGGTTTCCGCTGTTTACTTCTACCTTTTCTAGGTAGTCAGCTGCGTTACCTAGCGACGATGCTGTGTTTGATAGCTCAACATATCCGTAACGTGTCATGAAGCTCACAACTGGTTCGAATGATGTCGGATCTAGTACAACGCCACTGCTCATCAATGGGATGTATGGGCAGTAGAACGCTGCTGCGTCTGATTCGCTAGTACCTTTGTAACCAACTAGTACATCGTCGTCTGCTGCATATGTGTTTACATATACTTTCATTGCATTGTTCAATGTACCAACCATTTTTGTGTTTGTCGGTGCTTCAAATGTACCCTCTGTAGTACGTGCAAATGCTGATGTAGTTGCACTTTGTAGTACGGTTAGGATTGCTGGTGAAACAACAGCCCAGTTACCTGCACCACGGCGTGTACGCTGTGCGATGCGGTTTGCTGCGCGGTTAACTAATACTGCTAGTGCAGCATGTTCGTCACCAACGAATGTTGCAGTACCTGATACAGCCGCTTGGTTAAATGTGTCTGTACCTGTTCCTGCTAGTGTGTTTAGAGATGCTAGAATCTCTTGGTCGATTTCTGCAGTAATCTCTTGTGCTAGTGCAGCCATGATTTCTGCTTCTACGTCGATACCGTGTTGTGCTTGAGCGTCTTGTGCCGCTTCAAATGTCCAACGTGCTGATAGCTTACGTGATTTAGCTTCCACGGTCTGTTTCAAGATCTGGATGCTTAGTCTGTTACCAGCTGCACCTTCTAGTGCCGCAGTTGCATCAGCTTTTGCTGTTGTAGCATTACCTGAATATGCTTCTGCGATTTTGAATGGTGATAGTGCTTCTTCACCAGCTACTGCGCCTGCTGCGCCTGAGCCTGCTGTGTCGCTGTAGCGAACACGTAGTGTGTGAATTTGACCAACTGGTCCAGTCATTGGTTGAACACCAACGATTTCATTAGCGATGACGGTTGGCATAACACGTCTAATCACTGGTAGGATAACACGGTTAAGTGTTGCGATGTTACCGGCAGATGTAGCACCAGCAGTTGCAGTTTCAGCCAAATACTTGCGAGTATTTTCTAATGTTGAAGCCATTACTGCTTTCTTATTGCCTGATAGGCCTTCAAGAAGTGCTGTTTTTGTATCTTGCCAGCGACTTTCTAGTAGTTCTGACATAGGTTTCTCCTTAATTTAATCCAGCTAGACGTTTTATATCAATCACATTGTGATCTACGTCTGCTTTTACGTCATTTTGTGTTCTGTTGCCTGTTACTTCTTTTGCCTCTGCTAATACTGCCTTTTGTTTTGCTGGACCTTTACCGTCTAATACTGCCGGTAGATACTTATCAAAAGCAGAACGTAGTTTTGCTGTTTGAACTGATTCCAGTAAATCCATCATAATTGATTGTTGGTCTTTGCTCAATGGTGAGATTAGACCGCTAATTGTTTCTTTGCGGGCCACCGATTCGTTAATTGTTTTAATTTGCGATTCTTTGTTTTCCACAAGTTTTACTGCTTTCGCCGCCACATTTTTAGCTTCTGAAAGTTGCTTGTCTTTTGCGTCAATAACTTTTAAAAGTTTAGCTGTTTCTGATTTCTCATTTAAATAGCTATGTGAATATTCGTTAGCAAATGCTTCGAATAATTTACGACCGAAATCATTTTTACGTGCTTGATCAATATCTTCTTTAAGTGCCGAGATCTCTTTTTTAAGACCTTTTGACACGGTTTCAGATACCAACGCTGCACTTTTTTCAATAAAGTCTTTTTTAACTTTATTGACATGAGCTTTGCCTTCACGTACAAGACGTACTTTTGTTTCAGCAAGATCTTTTTTGTCTTCATAAAACTCTGCAAGTTCTTTTGCAAGCGACTCAACTACAAACTCTTCTAGAGCAACAAACTTGTCAGCCATTGCTTTTTGATCTGAGTGTAGTTCTTTGATTTCTTTTGCTAGTTGTTCACTAACAAATGATTTCATTAGATTAGCATTTTTACGCTGTGCAATAGCAAATTTTGCTTTTGCTTCAGCTAATTGCTTACGATCTTCTTGGAATTCTGCAATTTCTTCGCTAAGTTTCTCAGTCATCATAGCATCAATGGCTTCAACCATTGTGTCTTTATCATGCTCATACTTTTTAGCAAATTCTTCACGTAGTTCCGCAGTGACCTGAAGGCGATTTTCTTTCACCTTTGCGTTCCATGCTTCTTCTAGTTCTGAGCGCACTTCTTCCGATAGTGCAGTGTTTTCGAAGAGTGATTTTAGTGCATCTAACATTTTATATCCTCTCCTAGTTAGCGGAGTTTGCTTATTACATCTAATAAGCTCTCTTTTAAATATTTTTGTGCCTGTTTGTCGCCTTGAACTTCCCTTGATGTTTGGAACGCCTTATACCCTCCTCGGGTGTTCATAAGGTGTTCGTATATCGGTGTTGGGTATGCGCCTGGCGCACTTGGCTGCGCCACAACGTCTACGGTAATAATTTCAAAATCTGATACTTCACCGTTACCGCTTTCGCTTACATTACCACTACCTCTCGATGAAACACCTAGTTTAACGCCGCTTTCTAGCATTGTTTTAACTAATTGTCCCATCGGAGTTGGTAGTACTTTTAGTTTACCGTAACCGTTTGGGCCATCCATCCACATTTCTGTAATCATATGGCTTACACGATCTAAGTTAATATTAAGTCCATCTGGATGATCTACTTCGCCTAACACTGAGTAGCCACCACTAATTTGTTCGTTGAGTGTGGTGACAGCCCTGCCAATCTCGTTAACGGGATAAACACGCTGATTTGCGTTGCGTACTCCGCCTTGAATGCAAATACCTTTCATGTAAAGATCTTTGCCTTCGTTGGCAGACTCAACAACCATTTTAGCAGCATCAAAGCTCAAATGTTCGTTCAGTAGTCTCATACGTCAGTCCTTACTTCGCTCTTTTTGGAGCACCGTTTAGAGGTGAACCTGCACCTTTATCGGCTGTCTCTGGCTTGCCCTTTTTCTCAGCGCCGTGGCCAGGTTGTGATGCTAACTTAGTAGCACCTTTCGCGCCAGGAACGTTTACGTTACCAGCGTTATCTTCTTTTGGAGCACTTGCACCTGTACCGCTTTCGTCAGCTGAACCGCCTTTTGCGATGTTTGCTGATGTGCCGCCCATGTTGTTTGGCTTTGCTACTGGTGATTTTGCATTTGCGCCATTGTCACCCATTGTTGCTGACACTTTATCTGTGTATTCACGCATAATCTCTGCATGTGATTTTGCTGATTTTGACTCTTCAACTTCTTCGTCAGCTGCTTCATCTACTTCTTCGTCTTCAAAAGCATATGATTCTTCTTCGGCTTCTTCTTCGTCGTCGCCTTCTTCTGAATCCATGTCCATTGGCATTTCATCACCTGGCTCTTCATCACCTGGCTCTTCGTCGCCCATCATAGCTTCAAATTCTGCTTTTAGAGCTTCTAATTCGTCTTCTAGGTCAGCAACACGATCTTCTACATCGCCTTCTTCGTCACCCATACCCATGTCGTCGTCACCCATTTCTGGTTCCATATCCATGTCGTCGCCACCGTCCATTGCAATGTCGCCCATCATGTCGTCTACTGGGTCACCTTCTGCAACATCAAACATTTCTTCAACTTCTTCATCAGATTCATCTAAATCTTCATCAGCAGCTTCGTCTACTTCTTCATCAGTTGCTTCGTCTAGGTCTTCTTCTGATTCATCTACTTCTTCATCTGTAGCTTCATCAACTTCTTCATCAGTTGTTTCTTCTACTTCTTCTTCATCTTCAAGTAGTGATTCGTAAATATCTCTTGATTTTTCTACCACGATTTCGTGGAACAATGCTTCTGCACCTTCTCTGTCTTCATTGACGAGACGCTCAAGCATTTCTTCAAACTTATTGCGATCAGTCATGTCATTCTCCTTTATTGTCAAGGCTGTCAGTTATATTTACACTTTTTAGAAAATATACGTGTAAAATGGGGTCAAAACAGCGTATTTTAGTGTATTGAAGTGGTGATGTTGAATTTTTCTACAAAATTTTCAACATCTATATGTGTTAGATTGGGTAAATCTTTTAAATGATCTGGTATAAATCCTTCATTTTCTATTATTCGATAGTATTTAGTTTTTGGAAACTGATTTATACACATCATAGTTTGTCTTGTCCAATTTCCAAAATAAGTTGCTCTGTCTTCTGTTCTTTTATAATTTTGCGATCCAGCATATATGTTATTAACAAATTGCTTATCTTTTCCAATTCCTTCATAATCAAAACCTAAAATGTAAATTTCGTCATATGAATGTTGACTAGCTAAAAGTAATGCAGTAGGTCCACTACTCCATCCTTTGTTTGGATTCATAATATTAATTTGAGGTAAACCTTTTGTAACTTTATTTGAATTACTCCAAACACTATTATTTTTGTAATATTCAGTTTGAGATAATTCTATAATCATTTTAGTGTCTACACAAACTAAATGATCAGGAGCAAATTCTCTATACAAGGCATTACATCCATAGACTTTGCCTATTTCCTTTAAGTAGTTTGGATGGATTTTTTTTCTGCTGACACCGTTACCTAAAACAAATGCTCTTTTTATCATACGCCTCCGCCAAGTGCTGCTTGAGCTGCTAATCCGTACATTTGTCTAATGTAGTTTAGATCTTTCATTGACTCTTTTCTATGTGCATCACTGGCTTTGCGGGCTTTGTTTATATCTTTTAATGTTAGTCTACTTTTTCTTGTATCATCAACTTTAATCACACTTTGGTCGTCTTGCGGATCGTATGTTTCGTCCTCAACTGGTTCCATTGTATCTTTATCGAAGTAATATAGTTCTCGTAGTATCATATTATTATTTATATAGTTTGTGCCGTTTCAGTAGGTGCTGGTGTTCCGCCTAAATCATTTTCTGTATTTGTTGCCGGTGCTTCTCCAGTGCCGCCATCAATGCCGCCCAAGTCTCCTTCTAGATCAGTTTCCATACCACCTAGGTCTCCTGCAAGGTCAGCACCGCTAAGGCCTGCACCACGCATTTCACCTGCCATGTCATCGTTAACTAGATCTACTAGATTTTCGTCGTTCTCTTCTCTCCACAAACGTTCGTTTTCTGCAATCTCTTCTGCACTTAATCCTAAGAAACGTTGCATAGCAAATCTATTTGAGATATAAGGTATACCTGCCATTTGCGTAAACGTTCCTATTCTGTTGTTATCAAGTTCTGCTTGTCTATATGCTGCAAAGTTTTGTGGTGGTGTTAACCTTAAGTCAAACATTGCAAAATCAATATTTGCACCTTTTGAACCTAAGAATAGTTTGAACTCTTTGTTGAATACTTCTTCAACCATGGATTGCAAACGTTCGCAGTATTTGTTAAAGCGAAGTTCTTGAATATAGGCAGTACCCACACGTCCATCATTGTATTGTGAAGCACCGTCATCTGCTCCAGTTGGTAAGTACGAACTTGGGATACGTAAGCCGCGTACCAACTTATTAGTAAAGTATCTAAGGTCATCAATTTCTCCTAAGTTTGTGCCACCTGGAAGCGTTTCAACTTTAGAGCCTCTACCTTCTGCGGTCTGCGGGAAGAAGTAGTCTTCGTTGATTGATAGAGGATTGTATGATGAGTCTATGACATTCTGACCGCCTCCTGTTGACGATGGGATCCTTCTTTGATGGATTTCCGTCTTAACACGTTCTACAAATTGCATTGCCAAGTGACTTGGCATGTTGCCCACATCAACGTAGAATACTCTGCGCTC